AGTAGTCGAAAGGGTCGTTAAGACCCTTTCGTTTGGTTCATAAGGACCTATGAAATTATTGATACATGTTTAAAATATGTTCGATTATTTTATGTCTCCTTATGTCTTTTTGATCGAATTCACATACAGTCATGCCTGGAACCTTATTTTTTTCAATTCGCCTTTGGAGATCAAGCAAGCCATTATCCGGAGTTTTTCGGTCAGTCTGTTCAATATCACCATTGATTACGATTTTACTACCTTCTGCAATCCGTGTCATTAACATTTTTATTTGTGACGGTGTTGCGTTCTGGGCTTCATCTAATATAATCCAACTGTGCTTGAAGTTTCTGCCTCGACAAAATGCTAACGGAGTAATCTCAATGATTCCTTCTTTTAACATATATTCGATTTCGCTCTGTCCATAGTATTCTTTAACTATGTCAAATAATGGCCTTACCCACGGTTCCATTTTTGAGTTTAAATCACCTGGTAAAAATCCATGTTTCTCATCATCTACTGCGACAGCTGGTCTTGTCAATAATATCTTATTACACTGTCCGTTTCTTAATGCCCTCATTGCCGCCAACATTGCTAAGTAGGTTTTACCTGTGCCAGCAGGACCAGCGACCATAACGATATCGGTTTCAGGGTCATTTAATGAAATAATATATTTTTCCTGATTTATACTCTGTGGTATTAATTCGATTGGTCTACGTGATGCTTGCTTTTTGCTATACTTGTCAAAGTCAATAGTTTTAGAGGAATTCATGTAAAATGTATCCTCTGTCCCTGTTTGAGTTTCCTTGTGCGTGTAGGGTTCATGTTTTTTTCTTAATGCTCCAGTTTTTCGTTTACTCATAAATTGTTTCCTGTTATTTAAGTTAGTGTGAGTGAGGATACTACATCCTCATATGTACTTACTATAGGTCATTTACGTAAACTCTCATATGTCTTTAATTTGTGAATACGTGATAAATACATGTTCCCACAACATTAATAAACCAGCTTCAAAAATTATATTACAATTCACTTTAGATAAATACTAGTATGAGCGAAGGAATAACAGGCGACAATCTTGCTTCAGAGCAAGCAAATGCATTTTTTAAGAACATTGACTTTATAAGCATTGTAGACACCATTAAAAATATCTACATGTCAGACGGGTCGATGAATACTCTTTTGGATTTCGAAAGGGTCTTGGATGAAGCAGATGTGTATGCCTTCAGAAATTGGATCAATGGTGAATTAGTGCAGGGCCCAGACATTGGAAGGTACGCATGTACATGTACTTTCATGTGGCCTTACACACTAATGCCAGATCCAAGAGCCACATTGAGATTATCTGCAATCGGGTGCAGTGTTAAGGTAATGAAATCAAAAATTGAGGTTCCTGTCGCAGTTGAATCATACGAAGACTTTCAATCAGGAAGTCGTTATCCTAAAATGCAAGAAAACAAAGTTTGGTTTGTGCAAATAGAAATACCGTTTGATCTTATGGATGATATTAAAGAAGGTTCAGTCGATCTCGCTGATGAAACAATTGATTTATCAGAAATCGAGGACGCATATGACGCAGACCTTGACCAAGCAAAACCTGAAGATGCAGAAGATTCATCAGCCGCAATAGATGATGTAGTTGGCCAAGATGAAAATGTAGACGGAGCATTCCAAATATAATGAGTACTATAACTGAAAGTTTGAATTATTTAGATATGGAGGGACAGATGACCTCTTATCTTTCTATTGATGAATATGCCGCTAAGATGGGCGAAGACAAAGACATTATTACATTAACCTTTACTGTTAAATCAGAATCGGTAGGTGAGGATTTAGTTTCTTGGTTCGAACGAGGATATTCATTTGTCCTAGACGCGAGTGTAAGTGACGGTGAACTTGAACCTGGCAAATATCTAGTATTTGTTGAAATGGAAAGAAGATCATGGTCAGCCGGCAATATTATTCGATTGATCGAAGAGTTACAAACATTGACTGGTTATGCTCTTAAGGATTGGACTGTTAATATTAATGGTGAAGATTATCCATTAGAACTACCTCTATTAAAAGACCTGGTTATTTTAAATCCAGGTGAGTACAAAGAAACAGTGACTGACGAAGTAGAAGACGATCTCAACGAAATGCGATTAGCCGCTGGATTAGATCATAAATCATCAGCCTTAGTAAACAAAGACACTTACATTAAAGACCTTCAAGCCGCAGCCGGCATCTAATTTCAAAAAAGTTAACCTAATCCTTGACTTCACTGTCCGTTACTGATATACTACCTGCATGGATTATTACGCTACATTAGGCATCACTAAAGATGCAGACGCAAAAGCGATCAAAAAAGCCTATAAACGGCTGGCTAGCAAACACCATCCTGATAAAGAGGGCGGTAATGAAGCACAGTTTAAATTGGTAAATCAAGCATACGAAGTCTTAGGAGATCCACAGAACAAACAAGATTATGATGCACCTCGAGGTCGTGACAGGCCCATGTTTGATGATGCCTTCTTTAAGAATAGCTTCACTAATAGTAACTTTGAAGATATATTCAATCGAAAACGCGAGCAACCTATGTATCGAACAACCATATTAGTTTCATTGACTCAATCGTATACTGGTGATACGCAATCAATGCAGGTGGAGACGCCACATTCTGGTAAAAAAGTAGTTACCGTTAATATTCCTCGAGGAGTAGAAACTGGACAACAAATTAAATATCCTAATTTAATTCAAGAAGGCACCGCCCTTGTTATAGATTTTCATGTTGGGGAGGATCCTAGGTATCAACGATTTGGTAATAATCTTTTATCCAAACATGATGTTTCGGTGTTAGATTTAATTGTAGGCACCAAGTTCAAGTTCGATACAATATCAGGAAAAACCTTGGAAATCACGATCAAGCCGTATACACGGCCAAATACACAAATTAAAATTGCTGGTCATGGTATGCCAATACGTACTCTGGCAAGTCCAATGTCAGATTCTGGTCAATTCGGTGACCAATTGATCTTGTTAAATCCTGTTATACCTGATACAATAGAACTTGAAATTGTCGATGTAATCAAAAAGTATAAACATCTTAATGATCTTATAAGCACTAAATAAAAATAGAGGAACAATTATTTGAATACATCACCGGAAATTGAAAATATTATATCGAGAGCAGTCCATACTGCTAAACAGTACCGACATGAATATGTTACTATTGAACATTTGTTGCATTCGTTGATTACGCATCCTCCTTTTAGGAAATGTCTGAATGAATTTAACGTAGACACTGATCTGTTGGTTAGTGAAATCGAATCCTATCTTGGTGGTTTGCATGCGATTGAATCCAAAGATCCTGATATGGTGCCAAGAAAAACCAATTCATTAGAACGAGTAATGAATCGAGGTGTAACCCAAGTATTATTTACGGGGCGTAAACAAGTTACGACTATTGATCTGTATCTTTCTATTGCTACTGAAGGCAATACTCATGCGCATTACTTCTTATTAAAGTATGGCGTAGTCAAATCGCATTTTATTGACTTTTGGCAGAAATACTACAAAGGTGAGACTAACTTAAACATTTCAGAAGAACAAGCAGATGAAGTATTAGCAGAATACACCACTAACTTAACTCAGTTGGCCAGAGAAGACAAACTAGAACCTGTTATCGGTAGAACACAAGAGATAGATGATATTATCAATGTTCTGGCGAAGCGATTCAAAGCAAATGCTCTCATGGTAGGCGATCCTGGCGTAGGTAAAACTGCTATCGCAGAAGGTATTGCATCTGCCATTGTCAATAGAGAAGTTCCAGATTTCTTATTAGAATCAGAAGTTTACTCACTGGAGATTGGTAGTCTACTTGCTGGATCAAAGTATCGCGGCGAGTTCGAAGAAAAGGTTAAAGAAGTTCTTGAAGCACTAGAAGTCAAAAAGAAATGCATTCTATTCATTGATGAAGCACATACAATGGGTGGCGCAGGTGCAACATCAAATGGTTCAGTTGACTTTGCTAATATGATTAAACCTGCAATTACTAAAGGTACACTTAAAGTTATCGCATCAACAACGTGGGAAGAGTACTACGAATCGTTTGAGAAAGATAGAGCATTGATGCGTAGATTCTATCGTATTACAATTGACGAGCCTTCTGACGATACAACAGTTAGTATTCTGCGAGGCCTCTCAGAAAGACTCAATGACTTCCATGATGTAAATATCACAGAAGAAGCAATCAAAAGCAGTGTAGAGATGTCTTCTCGCTATATACACGACAGGAAGAACCCTGATAAGTCCATTGACTTACTTGATGCCGCATGTGCAAAACAGCGTGTATTAGAAAACAAGGGTGTAGACATAACAACAAGTCTTATCTTAGATCAAGTAGCGAAGTTTACTGGCGTTCCTGCTGATAAACTAAAAGGCGACAATTTAAATCGTATTACTAACCTAGATGTGAATGTCAAGTCTAAGTTGTATGGACAAGATACTGTTGTGGATGAAGTGATCGAACGAGTTTATGTGTCGTTTGCAGGAATCGGTAACGAGACCAAACCCATAGCAAGTTTCTTGTTTTTAGGCCCAACAGGCACGGGTAAAACAGAATTGGCTAAATTGCTGTCTAGTAACTTAGATATGCCACTGCTCAAATACGATATGTCCGAGTATTCAGAGAAGCACAGTGTAAGCAGTTTGATAGGACCACCCCCAGGTTATGTAGGTTTCAGCGATTCCCAAGTACAAGGCGGACGTTTGATATCAGACTTGAGTAAACACCCTCACGCCGTGCTATTGTTCGATGAGGTTGAAAAAGCAGACCCTGATATCTTTAACATTTTCTTGCAAATGCTAGACGAGGGAACTATTACAGGTTCTAACGGCAAGCAGGTTTCGTGTAAAAACTGTTTAATCATTCTCACTTCTAACTTAGGTAGTGCGGATGGTGAAAGAAACAACATCGGTTTCGGTGATCCAGATAAAACTGGTGAAGATGATAAGGCAATGAAGAACTTCTTCAAGCCTGAATTCAGAAACAGACTTGATATGGTTTGTAAGTTTAGCAAACTGGATTCACTGTCAGTTAAAAAGATTGTAATCAAATTCGTCGCTGATCTCCAGAAAGCTCTAATAGAGAAGCATAACATCACCTTAAACTTCGATGAAGTTGCAATAGATCATCTTGCTACAGAAGGGTATGATAGTAAGTTAGGAGCGAGGCCGTTAGCTCGTGAGATCGATAAACTTATCAGAGTACCACTGAGTAAGAAAATTCTGTTTGAACAAATCAAAAATTCAAACATTATGTGTGTATTAGACAACAATGAAATAGTATTCAATGTTACTGCTAAACAATTTGCAAAAGTTGGAGAGGATGGTATCATCGAAGTAGAAAATACCGGCCCGCCTTTACCATAAACTGAGCATCGATCTTTAAAAGCATAAATACTCTTATAACACGGAGATATTTATGGCCAAGATAGTAGAAGATATGGTTGCTATTAAAATTAGCATATTGACTAAAGACAACGATGCACAAGTAGAGGGCAATCAGATCATCACTGACGATATTGCATCTCAGTTAGAAGCAGTTGCACAAGAGTTAGTCGGTAAGGGTGCTATAGTTGAGGTCGTGAGGAGTTAATCATGTCACAATCAACTATATTAGCCTTATTACCACAGACAACGTTCGTTTCACCTCAATCAGATGTTGTGGGTAATACCACACCAGCCGCGGCTTATTACCTAGGTAACCAAAACTTACAAACAATATCATATAAGTTCGACTCAGTAACAGCAAATCTAATTATTGAAGGGACGTTAGCCACTACACCAGGTGATGCAGATTGGTTTAAGTTGCACGAGGTAATTGCAAACAATCAGCAAAACGTCAATTCAAACATAAACTCTTTTACAAATCTGACAGGCAACTTTACTTATATGAGAGCAAGGTTAGATGACTTTGATAATGGTGTTGTTCAGTTTGTTAAGATAAGTTACTAACTATGAAAAAAATTGTCATTATGCCTGGAGGATTTCATCCATTCCACAGGGGACACACAGCTTTATACAATTCTGTAAAGGAAGCATTTCCTGATGCTGATGTCTATGTGGTGGCAAGCGACGATCAAAAAGCAAGACCTTTCCCGTTTAAAGTCAAGCAAAAACTAGCAAAGATAGCCGGTGTACCATCAGGCGAGTTTGTTCAAGTAAAACAGCCTTTTAGACCGGACGAAGTCACATCAAAATACAATGCTGAAGAAGATGTATTGATCTTTGTGCGCAGTGATAAAGACAAAGACGAATCTCCAGTTCCAGGCACCACAAAGAGAGATGGTTCACCTTCATATTATCAACTATACGAGCCACACAATCTTAAACCCTTTGATCAAAATGCGTATTTTGCATATTTCCCAACTGTCGAATTTGCAGATGGTATTACAAGTGGGTCCGAGATTAGAAATACATGGCCCAAGTTAGATTCAGCAGGAAAAGCAAAACTTGCACTTTCTCTTTATCCCAACATCGCAAACAACGCCAAACTAATTAAGAATGTGATAGGACTATTTGATTCTGTATTGCAACAATTAGCAGAAGGTGACGTGTTTCCATTCAAACGCCCTGACTTACCTACCAACATAGAAAACTTAATTGTTGATTGGTTTAACGACAGGAATAAGTACACCAAAGCACAACTACAAGCAAAAGGTTATAAGGTTAGGGTAGATTCACAGTCTAATAACATCATTGTAGTAGACAAGAAAGGCACAAAGTATAAAGTATCAGTTGATGATGCAATGGATCGTTTAATACAACATGCATACAAAGAGCCACTAGACGAAAGCATCGACAAAAATGCCATGATGAGCCACCATGAAATAGCCGAGTTAATCTGGCGTCGGACAGACAACGTAGAACTTGCTAAAGAATTTCTTTTTTTAGAAGATGATTTGCTTAGCCAAAATGACATCAACAGTACCGCTATCACAGATATCGGTGAGGATCCATACAATTATGATCTGTATACAGTTAATGAATGGTTAGAAAATAATCATATGCCATTTTTTGTTAAACGCATGGAGCAGGATGATTCCTACAATACATATTATGAAGTAGATGCTGACATGATTAATGAAGAATTCGTAGACCCAGACACCAATTCGAAGCAGTACTGGAACCATGACGCACAGATGGTAGGAGTAGGCGGCGAAATTGAAATGCCTTTAAGAGACACTGATAGAAATGGACGAAGAGGTGGCTTCAACGAAAGTATAGCCAAGATTCGTAGCATGATTAAAGAAACGACCGATGATCAAAAAGCTAAGTCAATTGATTTACATCACAAACTATTTAAACTCTTCGAAGAAGATAGAGACAACGTAATTAGACTTAAAGGCTTCCGCAAAGAAAAAGATGACAAAGTAGTAGATATGGGCGCGGCTAGAGACAGAAAAGCAAAAGAACAGGAAAGTAAGCAAAATCGTTATAATGAAAGAAGATATGAACAAGAAGAACTGTTAGCACGACTCCAAGCGGAACTACTTAATGCATTAACTGAATTTGAAGAACTGGAACAAGCAGGACTGTTGCCTATAGAAATGAAAGATGCATTCGATACTACGAGAAACCTCATCGACTACATAGCAACATATAATCCAGATGACGAGGACTTCCCATTCACTGAAGACTTGGTAGAAAGGTTACAACTTAAGACAGTTCAACTCAAAGAATACTTTGGCGGGTGGCGAGATACATCGGCCCCAAGAGTATTACGCAAACAGCAACCAACGCAACAACCTGGCGAGTTTTGGAATAAAATTGATTTATCCGAAACCGATGATTACATAGAAGAAAAATAATTCGATACCTTCTCCGCGTAGTAAATAATAGTAGTAGTTATATAAAACGAAGCCACTAATATTATACAACATAGGAGTAATCATGGCCGCAAAGAAAAAAATAACTGGTACGAAAAAAGCACCGGTGTCGAAGAAAGAAGAAGCAACCATTCCGTTAGAAACTCTACAGGAAGCAGTCGAAGAAATCAACGATGCGCCACCTGCTCCGCAAGAAGGACAAGTACAAGTTAACGTAGATTTCTTACGCACAACTAAAGTACATATTGCAATGCCTTGTTATGGTGGTATGTTAACTGAATCAACATTCATGTCATTTATTAAATGGGCAAACACCGCTCGTCAATTAAACATCGACTGGACGCTTGAGACAATGGTGAATGAGTCATTGATCAGTAGAGCAAGAAATACACTAACTGCTAAGTTTTTGCATATGCCTGAAGCAACTCATTTGATGTTTGTTGATGCAGATATCGGTTGGGAACCATGGCATTTGTTAGTATTACTTAATCGCAATGTTGATGTTATTGGCGGTCTTTATCCAATGAAAACTATGCCAATCAAATGGGTAGTGAATGGTTTTGATGGAGCAGAAGAAGGTCCAGACGGATTCCAAGAAGTATCTAAAACAGGCACAGGTTTCTTGCTAATGAAGAAAGAAGTGTTTGAAAAATTAAAATCTCATCCTGCTGTGAAGCAATATAAGAACGACATCGGACTTGACCCTGTGTACGATCAATATCTAAAAACTTACTTCGATACTGCTGTACGTCAGAATCGCTATTATTCAGAAGACTGGACATTCTGTGAAAACTGGCGCGATATGGGCGGAAAAGTGCATGTTGATAAACGAGTATTACTGAGACATTCAGGTTCATATGTATTCTGTTTAGAAAATCAACAATATTTGATGGACAATATCGGCCCTATGTATATGCAACAAGAACAACAGAAGGTGGCACAAGACGTTATGACACCAGATACTGACGGTAACGTCACATTAGACGTTGGTTCTGGTGGCACGATGCCACCAGTTAATGAAGCAACATTTGAAAAGCCTAGTTCATAATAACTACGCTAAATAAAATACCCCTTAACTGGGGTATTTTTTTGTCTGGTGATTTTTATCTTGCTTTCTTTATTTACTTGATAAATACTATACTACAACGAGAGATATTCAATGAAGTTTAATGAGATAACAGAAAATGCATCATCTGGTGGCACTAGTGCAGGCAATGTCGCAACTGTAAATCAGCCAATGAATGGAATGCAGTCACGTAATCCTAGCATATATGGTGGTAAGAAAGCAGGTAACATGTTTACTGGTAAGAAAGCATCAGGCAAATATGCTAATAGTACAGTAGCACGTAAACAAGCCAAAGTAAGTGAATCCACTAAAGTAACAGAAGATGATATAGCAGAACAAGAAGTTCTCGTAATACCAGGCGCTAAACGCAAGGACCGCAAGACAGGCTTTGTACCGCAAGGTGAGAGCAGAGTAGACCATGAAGTTAAAATGGCTAAGAGTGATCTATTTGCAACAGCGCAAAATGCGCAAGAAATAATGTCTTATCTCAAAGATCGAAGTGAAGATGAAGGTATCAAAGGATGGATGCAATCTTATATCACACTAGCAAATGACTATCTCAACTCAGTTAAAGAATCATTACAATACGAAGCGCAAATGCATGAAGCATCAGAATATGGTCAAGGCGAACCAAATGATCGTTTGGCGGCAGGTATGAAAATAGACACAGAGCCATATATGGAATCTACAACAAAAGGAAACAAGTAACATGAGTTCTATACTAGAAGGAGCAGATCAAGGATACCTCGCAGAATACAATGCATCTGAGGACGAAAGACGATTAGAAGCATTACAACATTCTATAGGCGATGTTAGAAAAGCAACAAAAGGCGGTAAGTATCTTGGTAATGATGTCGTAGACATTATGGTACAAATAGAGACCTTTGCAGAACAGCTCGGTATTGATCCCGATGAACTTAGATACTATGAAGATCAAGTTAGAGAAGCGCAAAGCAATTTAGAATCTGCTATTTACGGACTAGAAGAACCATTTGAAGATGCTATTCGTAGTTTACAAGGTAAGATAGATGATGCAATATCAGATGCGGAATTTGCTGATGATGAAATAATTGATGAAGTGTTTGACAACGATGCTTTCAATGACATTTTTAAATCAAAACCGGATCGCAGGGAGCCAAGCAGACCAGATATTTCGGGTGCTAAACGAGTGGCAGATCGTAAAGTAGCAGGATCTAGTGAGTTACCTAAAATAAAAACTCTTCCAGGCGCGGCCCAATACACATCCGAAGATGGGAAGAAATCTCAAAGACTTGATCCATCATGTTGGAACGGTTACAAGAAACAAGGCACCAAGATGAAAGGTGATACCAAAGTTAACAATTGTGTTAAAAAAGAGTCACGTATTGGTAGCACACTTAGCATGGTGTCGGAAGAATACGAAAGAAATTTGCGCGAAGGTAATGGGAAAATGAGAAGCATAGCGGCAGGAGCTTTATTAATTGCTAGTCTATGGGGAGTTAACAACCATTTAGCACAGCAAGCATACGATAGCAGTTCACAGTTACAACAGTTAACAGCGTTGCATCAAAAAGCAATTGATTCTCCTGGCCAAGAAGCATATGCAAAAGAATTGAAGCAAAGAATCGCTAACCATAAAATACGTTTAGACATAGGCAAAGGTGATATCCGTGATAAACACGGAGCAATCAAACAGATCACTAAAGAATCTTAATCAGATATAGAAACGTTATAATATGCAATTACGTGAAATAACTCAATCTAAGAGCCATAAAATCCCACAAACCGAAGGTATGGGTGGATCCTCTGGTGGAGGAACCGCAGGATCTGGCGGTGCTGGTGGCTCGTCATTAGGTCTTCCTTATCCATCGACATACGAAGAAGAAAACGACAAGTTTAAGACTTATCACCCAATCGACAAAAACAAACGACCAATGCACAATCTTTCTATGACAACCGAAGAAGAGGATGAAGCAAAAACAATCAAGGATCGCCCAAAGAAGACCAAGAAGCGTTATACATCCACGACAGCACAACAAAGAGAACTAGCATATGTTGAAAGTGCGGCTTTTAAAAAAGCATTGAAATTAGTAGAAAACTATTTGTGCCCGAGAGAAAGACTGACAGATAAATACATGTAACAGGAACGATTATAATGCTCGCAGAGAACCTTAAAATACTATTAGCAACATCATATGCATTTGTTATCAAAGTGCAAAACTTTCACTGGAATATAGAAGGTAGCAACTTTCCACAATACCACAAATTTTTTGATGATTTGCAAGGGGAAGTATATGACAATGCAATCGATAGAACGGCTGAATACATTCGTACATTAGAATCCTATACCCCAGGTTCAATCACACGGTTTGCGGAATTATCATTAATACCAGATCAATTAAAAATACCTAGAGCAGAGTTGATGTTTCAAGAATTATACAGAGACAATGAAATAATACTTGCACATTTAAAAGTATGCTATGATTCATGTGAAGCATCAGAACATTATGGCATTTCTAATTTTATTGCTGAACGAATAGATGCTCAGAATAAACACCAGTGGATGTTACGAAGCACACTAAAGACATCTAGGGAGTAACGCATGCTCTCATCACATTACGAAAATCTATTACTAGAATACAGACAAGACAAGACCGCTGAAAAAATGGGTGTTGCTTTAGCCGACAGATTGATGACCGATGTCGATAATAATCCAGACATCCTGGATGCAACCACAGCACTCCGAATACAAGAAATCGAGGCCTCAAAAGATCCAAAACATCCATTATCGAAAGAATGGAATGAGAACGATAAGATGACGCCTGAAGCAATAGAAGCACTAGTTGCAAAAGCCTACGATTTCCTTGCTATCAAAGTCTTGAATACATTAGAAAAGACAGACCCTACAAAGAAGAAAGAATACGTACAATGGCTTGCGAGAATTTATATTAAAGATGCGATGTCGATAGAAGATATCCAATCTACTATCGCAGATTACTTAGAAAAATTTCATAAGTTAAAAATTAAGCGACATTTATCCAACGCTGACATCGGTCAGTTCAAAAGCTTCAGCCTATTCATGAATGAGCTAGATACTTTTTCAAATGACTTGTTAGATGTTGAAGATGATGAATTAAGCCCCAAGAGAGATTATACAAAGTTATATGACGAAGATAATATTTTAGTTATTCATCCGAAAACTAAGGCGGCTGCCATGAAATATGGTAGAGGTACACGATGGTGTACAGCGGCCACTAGAGGACAAAATTACTTCACTCATTATAATAAACAGGGCCCTCTGTCTATTTTTATTCCTAGACGACCCGATCATCCAGGAGAGAAATATCAGTTTCATAAAAACGGCCACGGTATAGTTGTTGCTGATGAGAAAGATGATTACCTCAATCAACTAGAACAAATAAATCTCGTTGATAGATATCCTGGTCTTAAAAAAGCACTTAAAGATCAAGCCGCTGAGGCTGGTGCTATCTGGCTACAAGAGCCGATAGAGACATCAACGGGTGATGGTTTTACATTAGACGAATATCGAAAAGATAGTCAACCATTTTATATTATAAAATCAACAGCAGACCCTTCCGAAGTATATACAGTCGTGCAAGGTACTAAGGGTTATCCAACAATTATGGCCCTCGATATTAACGGCCGTGGAAACACTTTAAATCTGATACAACAACGGAATTTTCTTAAAAAATACCCCGAATTAGTAACTAGATTCGGCGGAGATTCGATAGAAGAATTTGACCCAATTGATAACGTCGGGGATTTTGAAGTCGAGCAAATTAAAGGTGGGTATGTTGTTACAGATACAAATCCCCTAGAAGATGCTGACTTAGAGGCAGACGACTCTAAGGACCCCACCGCTACTAGACGAATTAGCGAGAATCAATACGGTATCAGCGTAAATATCCAGGAGGAGCGAGAAGAGGGTAGAAGATTTAGGCTTCCTATTGATCCGTTTACGATCATAGGAACTAGGCAAAGTGATCACACACATGAACCCGCTAATCCATATGAATTTACAAGAAGAATTCCAGGCATGGTTGAATTTTTAGAGCCTAAGGTAAAGGAATTGCTGGATAAATCACTAGACAGCATTAGCAAATTAAAACCCAGTGAGATAGGCTCTGGTAAGGGAGCCGCCGAAGAAAAAGCCGCGCTTGTACAAAAAGCATACGTAGATTTAGCATGGGCCATGCCTTATAAAATATACGATAACCCGAAGACAGCTATTAATTCACATGTAACTTATGAAGGCAAGCCGCTAGTAGATTATATCATATCCAAAATTAATACAGATTATATTTATACGGTAGAACATGATCTGGTTGAAGATACTAAGCCAAATATTAATAGTATAAAGATGTATCGCCTGAAGGATACGGCAACTTATGAAAAATCTGAAGACGAAAGATTGATGTTCAATGTAAGTAATCTGGATAATCTGAAAGACAACAGTGGTAAGGCAATGGATACTCTAGCTAGTATTTCGTTCTTGAAAGCTCATCCAGAATTAAAAAAAATGTATGCAGGTACGAGTCTGGTAGACCCAGTAGTTACTGAAACAGAAAACGTTCAAATTGAAGATTATGGACTTCAGCGCAATGCTGATTATAGAGGTGGTGACAGCGATAACCCTTGGTATCCAACAACATGGAGAAACTTTGTGTTAGACTCTAAAGATGTGCCTGGACTTCAATACAGTATTACGTGGCCAATTGAAAACCCGGGCCTAACACAAGTACAAAGAATCAACACAGAAGGTACGGGATTGCTGGTTGACGACCACCACAGAATCCAATCAATTTTAAAATTAGTACCCGAAATCAAAACACTACTAAAGAAAGATTTTAAAAAACAATTAGAGGCTACTGGTGAAGATGCCGCACCTAATCGGGACAGGACTGGCCGCGGGGGAGGCAACCCATACCATGGCAACTACCATACGAAGTCGATACTACCTGATAACCTGCTTATTGATCCTACTGAAGTATATGAGGATGCCACTGTACAGATAGATCAATTCGGTCCATATGGTGGTCCTTTTTCGCTCCCTAGATTTGTTGTCACTCCAAAAACCGAAAACCCTTTTGGTAGTGTAGGTGATACGTTTTATATAGACATGCAAACTAAAGACCGCAGGGGCAAGGCAGGTAAGATTGCCTCAATTGTAATCAGAAGAATGGCAAAAGCAGTCTATAGACATGAAGACGGAAACGGAAATCCTTTTGCTGATGAGCTTGATAATCCCGGTACATTTGTAGAAGATTCGATAGATTTACCAGCAAAGCACGTAATAGACTTCTTCAAGGCTTATCCAGGACTTAGGCGCATGGTGAAGGATGAGAATGTACATGCAACTGTGCCGCACCCTGCTCTAGCAGTTAAAGCAGATGACATAGAAGCCGCAAAAGAAGGAGTCCGGGACTTTCCTGCGTTTACAATGGAAGATGTTCCTGGCGTGAAGGGTTCATATTATGTTATCCCTAAGGAAGAAACATTTAATGATGAATACTATACCATTCAAGTTCAACAGGAAGATGATGAACTACCAAAACAATACGGCAATGGTATCAGAATACCAACAATACAACTATTTTCAGGTGAGTCAAGAGAAATGCTAGCCAAGTTGAGTGGAACTTATGGAAGCAATCGCGGCAGAAGTAGATCAGTTAAAATTCCGACTAATACTGAAGAGTTTAATGCAATACTTGCGCGATTCCCAGAACTATTACCATTCTTAATCGACCTAGCAAAAGAGGAAGGATCATTAACATTACAGAATCCCGAAAATGTTACTGAGATAGGTATTCATAGAGTGTATGAGTTTACGAACGCTGATAAAAGTAAACAATATGTAGTTACTCCTATAGGCAACCCAGTAAGACCAGCTGTAGGCCAGATTGATAGCGAACAAGATGCCGAGACTCAACGCGCATACCGGGGCAGTAACGGCGATGACGGGAACATGATACCATCCGAGACCTGGAACCGCAATTCAATCACCATAAATTTTGAAAGTACTCAGGACAATATGGATCAGTTTGTCGAGTTAAATACCTTGCCGGACATTAAAGAACTTGCGTCTTTGGTAGAAAAAATTCCATATGAAGAGGCTAAGCAGAAGCACATGAACGCTGTCGATGAGTTTACACGTACTAGTACCAACTTTGTCGATGAGTATAGACGTTCTCATAACGGTTTTAGAACAGTTGATCATGCGTCACCAGAGATATTACGCATTAGAGGAGATGCACCTTTAAAGAAATATTTTGAAGATTTAGCAGAAGCAAGAAATGCAGAAACTAAAGGTATCGGAGATTTCATTAACTTTTTACCAGACACTACCAACTTAGGTTCACTCCCTGCTAGTATTACGGTGTTTGATCTGCCAATACTAACTATTACTAAACTCGGAATTGCAAATCCTATAATATTCTATCTTTATCATGTAAGGCAATCTTTACAAGCATTGAGTGATTTAGACCCTAAGGCTTTGAAAGCTATGGCTATAAAGTTGGGTGCAGATGAAAAAGAAATAGAAGATATTGATTGGTCAACTAGCGATACGATAGCCCGCTCCAGATACAGCCATACATTAAACCAGAAGTTTATGGCCGCTGGATTTGGTAAAGTATTCTCCGAGGGATGGAATGATGGCATGAGAGCTAGTATAGGAAGAGAACTGACAGACCAGCATATGATGGCATTTAAACCAGAGTCTGGTACGTATTTTGAAGGGCGAGGCAACTCACCAAATATCCTCGTACAAACTAATTCTCTTGTGGAACCATTCTTGTATAACCGCCTTCCTGGTCTAAAAGAGCAGATGTCCCCGAAAAAAGCAAAAGAAAATGGCTTGGCTCCTGCTTCCGTATGGAAGCCTCAGGCCGATACTCCGAAACCTAACCTACAGAATGACGGCAAACGATGGATCAAGAACATAGAAAAATTCAATATGCCCAATGGATTTACATTAATTAGTGGTAGGGGATACTATCGCGCTCAAGCAACACATACTCGGTTAGCGCCCGGTACTCTATACAAGATTAACCTGAATCCCATAGAGCATGATGCCGCAATGGGTGCCAGCCAGTCCCTTATGCAACTAGGTAAGAATTATCGGGACTTGCGATATAAACTTTTTAATAAATCGCAAAGCAACTTTTTCTATATGTACTTCGTAAACAATAAAACTGCTATAATTATAGATGATCAAGGTCAAAAAATGCCACTCTCGACTAAAGACAAAGAAGCATTGTTCTTTGGTATACCCAGGCGCGGCCCTGATGGTGAGGATGTTAGGACATTGGGTTTGATGCCAGAAATAAGGTCTGCATTCGACGAATACAAAAAGTCTAATAAATGGATGCGCGAAGCATACGCTCACCAGCATCATCTTAATCGATTCTTGGTAGAATCATTCGATAACTTGACATGGACAATTCAAACCGAGAACAACAATAATTATAACAAATTGCATTTCTTAAAACCAGGAGAATTACGTGGCTCTTACTCAGATAGTCAACTTATAAGTTTGGGCTTTAAGAAATCAAATAACGGACACTTTTATATACCACAAACAAAATGGGACACTCTAATTAATACAGGTAAGCTCAAAGAAATGACACTGCGACCATTGAAAACAGGGAAAGCAAAGATTGCTCAGACTGGCAGTAAGAAAATAGCAGAAGAAGATGACGATGACACACTAACATTGCCTAAAATTAAAGTAGGTGATGAAGTTAAAGTGGGCAAGTTTAAAAACCGCAAAGCAGAAGTAACTGGCTTTGCCAAAGATGAGAACAATCATCCTTTACTCAAAACTACTAAAGGTGAGCAACAAGTATTCAAGCCACGTTTCTCTAAACTGATGAAAGAAGAAGACGATGCAGTTATCGAAGAAGGGAAGAAATTCCCAAGAACAAGTGAGTTCTTGCATGTCAGGGAATTAGATGATATTAAGCGATTGGCTGGTGTCTATGATCCATATGTTGACGAAGGTGATAGCTCAATGGGTTCGAACATATCCAAGACTTCTAGTAAAATTGCACAGACAATGAGGGATAAAAAAATACAACCAGGCACCCCAGAATGGTTTCAATTATGGTTCTCAAAGCCATACTTAACGGGTGAAAAGCCCACTGGAGATGAGGAATGAGATTCTTAGAATTTATGGCAGAGTCAGTAACTTTTTCAGCTACTAAAGCAGTCCCACATGAAAAATATGGGACCATCGACGAGTTCATGTCTGACTCGCCTGAAATGAATGTGAGCAATGGTAACGCAATGGCAATACAAAGAATGCTTGGTCTCGTTCCTGATTATGGCGGTACAATAAAACACGAAGATATACCCAACATTCTACGTACATTGATGCGATTAAAAAATTCAGATACAAGCCAACACACGCAGGCACCATCCAAGACTGGTGGGGAGATGGGCCGATACAAAGATGATGACGGCATGGATAGAATAGGTAAAAGTGCAACAATGCATGACGCGGGCCGATCTAATGACCAAGTAAATCTTTATATTGATCGTTTATTTGAAATTCTTACCTTTGCACAAAAAAATGAAGGAGACTTAAGTTGGGGGTAAAGAAGTTTGAGATCATACCAACAGAACCACGATGTGGCGATTGTACCGCATGTTGCGAATCAACAGGATTTACAGGTGACTGGAAAAAAATAGACCGATACAACGAAGCAGAAGCATCTGGTATAGATTTTGGTCCTTGGAGCACTTGCAATAAACTTTGCAGTACAGGTTGTTCTATTCAAGACACCAAACCCAGAACGTGTACCGATTTCTTTTGTCATTTCATAGAACACGATTTAGAAGATAAGTTTAGACCCAAAGAGTTTGGGTATATTGCATTTACAAGTCTCGATAAGAACAGTGAAAACATAGAGATTATGTCTTTGGACCATACCTTACCTGCGGAAACACAATATAATAACAACAAAAAAATGTTAGATGAGTTAATTGACAAAGTGCGTATAAGTCTAGGCAAGGAATATGTATATGCTACTCTACACACTAAAAAATCTGGAATCAAACGAATAAGATGAAGTTTTTCATATGCGACGATAATACTAAGTTCACCAAGACCGAGTATAAATCGTTTGGTAAGTGGCACTTCTACTGCGACGACCTAGTTAAAATATATGAAAATTCAGACTTTATAGTATTGTATTGTGGTTATCTGATTCAAGGAGATATACTAGAAGCGTGTAAGAACTTTAGTTTTGATGACGAAAACGGAAATTTCTTTGCTGTGAAACTGACCAAAGATGCTTACCAGATATCAATAGATTATTTTCAAAATCATAAGTTGTTTGTCGCAACCAAATACGGAACAGAGATTACTAACTATCTTCCGTACATGACAATCACCTTAAAGGATGTTGTTAGAAAAACTCTTACATATGACAAGTATGAACGTGAGATAATGCCCAAAGAGTCTGAAACTTTCTATGATCATATCAACTCGTTTGTCCCTCCATATGATTATATACAAGACAGCAAAGATGCTCTTGCACAAGAATACTGGGATAACTTCGAGGAATTTGCTGAGTACATACATCAATGTATGGAATCACATGCAGACGTAATTAAGAAAAACTATCCTAATAGATTTTGCTCATTAAGTGAAGGGATCGATTCTGCGGTCCAATCACAATATTTTTATGATGATCCGCAATATCTTTATGACTTCTATCCATGTGACGCTGGTGCCATTCACAAAAAATATATAAAAATTGCACAAAGTAATTTTACTAATACACATCATGTCACTTTCTATGCAAAAAATAACAAAGAAGAATGTTATAAACATCTAGTGGATTCTACTTGTCGCTGGCAAGTTATTATACCTACTTTCAAACAGCTTTCAGACTGTCCAGTAAAACCGGATATTGTTTTGTATGGAGTGAACGGTGACGAAGTATTCTTGCGAGATTTAATACCTCATTTACTATTGCTATCTTTAAAATATTATGATATACTCGATACTACTAGCATGATAGCCCAACTTCGACAAGAGATCGAATCTAAAAAAGGGCATTATGCATCAACGTACTCTTTGCCATCAAAAGAGAACAGTAAAACAACAGATACATTTCTTAGAAAGTTTTTAAATGATTGGTTTAAGACAGAGACTAAAGAGAAATGGTATTTATTTAAGAGAAGCCGCGAGGACATAGAAAATGCCTTATTAATGTACACTACGCCTAAACTATACACACGTGCAATCAGTTGTAACAGTGATATAATGTGTGCATCGTTATACAACGACAGAAGAATATATCACGAGTTTTTCAAGATGGAAAACCACTTCTTAGAAGGTGATGCCATGGATGCTCCTATCCAAAAATTAATACTAAATAAGTTTGAATACGAGTTTATTACACCTAGTAAGGATGTTCTTTTTGGGAACTATGATGAACTGTATGCTCACACCTACGGAGCAACTATTGATAATGACTTGGACCAAAACATATAATGCGATTTAACGAATTCAAAGACCTTACAGAAAACTCTTATAAAGGTGACGGCTCGCCTGGCATGGTGATGGGTATTGCAAGTGATGCTCGTGGTGGTACATACGAAGACACAGACCTTACAGAATACGAGCTAGACAATGAAAATGGTTTAGGAGCTGTCCCTAACAACAGTGGCGACAATCCAGATTACTTTGGTATTCGTGTAATGATGACTCCATCCATATTTCATAGATTGGCGGCATCCTTAGGTGACTATCGTGCAGGAGATTTTGAAGGGTTGGTAAAGAAAGTTGCAGATGGTGTACCTATTGCTAGTCCATTTTTAAAAATTACTATACCTGATAGGTGGGAAGGTGATCCACCTATCTTTCATGATCCAGCACGTGTAGATGGACATGAAGGAAGACATCGCATGCATGCTGTACATGAAGTAGACGGAGATGTTCCCGTAGAAGTTCATATATGGGGACGATTTCAAAGCAGTGAAATGCGTAGAAGACACTTAACTGACGAGATGATCGAAGAAATACTTAACGGCTTAATCAATGAGGCCGGTAACGAATACGTTCATAACATTGGAACTCTTAAGAGATAAATACTAATATGAAACACTCTGAAATAATGGCAAAACTAAGCGAAGGTAAATTCATTCCTGGATTTATGGGAGCCGATGGTGAAACTACTGCTACTCCTACAAAGAAAGATTATGATTCGAATGATGAATATCAAACGACGAAAGCAAAAGGGATCGCACCTGATGTTGACGAGAAGCACTGGGACGGATCAAAACCTGAGGATACGATACACGAGGAATCAGACGAAGAAATGAATGACATGAAAAGATTAGCTGGTCAAGCAGTAGAGGAAAATTTAGATATAGTTAGAGATCCAGAACATGGTATGCTCAACTATGAAAAATTCTTTGACTTCTTACGGAATATGCCTAGTAACTCTACTAGTGTTGATAAAATAAAAGCACTCATTAACACGTATGAGTTAAGTAGACCTGAAGCAAGAGATATTATGAATATCGCTCGCCTTCAACGAGTAGTCGAACATGACATCAGTGTAGAAGATGCTGAATTGAATGAAATCTCACGCTTATCAGGACTTGGAGAAGCTCGTCCTGTACGCAGTGAGTATGACGATGACGATGATGACGATGATTATGAAGACAAGTCACCAGTAACTCCAGATGGTGATACCGTCCCTCACCTGTTAATGCAACTCAAAAAAGCAAAAGATGTTGATGGTGAGTATCCTATTAAATTTGCCGATGGAACAGAACACGTTCTTTCAATTTCCAGAATAAACGATTTTATAGGGATATACATGGCAATAAAACCACTGGACAGGGAAAAGCTACAGGAAGTGGCTATCATGAGTAAAAAGCAATTCGATAAAATCTTAGACTTGTTTGTACCTGGCGCACAAAAAAGTACTGACGAGAAATAAAGATGAGAGTCGGTGAAGTAACAAGTCCTTATCATCTCTATGTAGCGACTGTGTTTATTAAACAGCCAGGCTATACGGGAAACATGGATTTTACTGTGTCAGCACAGACACATTTCGAAGCAAGACAATTAATGAAACGTATGTTTAGTATTCCAGACCACAGAATAGGAAGTTTGCGCCTAGTTAAAACAGGTTAAGCAGGCTTACTGTATACAAAATATTTTCTATCGTTCGCATCTTGTTTGAACGTATCTAACAATAACCCAAACTCTTTCGCAAAGTCGTGCGCGATTTCAAAACTCCACTCAAACACTTCTACCCAAGGCCCTTGCTTATGTTGAATGCCTGGATTGACTCTAAAGAACATCTTACCACCTTTAGCAAGTAGTTTATTACAGTTTGCTAGTCTGACTCTGATATCTTCAAGTGAGTTAAAGTTGATAGAGCCTAAGGCTATGATTGCATCAAAGTGTTCGTCAACGTTTGCATACTCTAAGATGTCTACTTGATAGTCTGACATGTTGTTGTAAGGGTCGATGCCGATCAAGTTTGTAATGCGTTCTTTAAACTGATTGTAACCACAACCTACATCTAGGACTGCTTTAGGGTTTAGTTTGTTTATTTCATCAACTAATGCCCAGCCTGTATAATTATACTTCTCTGTCATGGGCTTCCAAATCTCACCAAAAAACATCATAGAATATTTAACATCTAACTGATCTACTATACTTTCGATAGTTCCTTCCCATCTGATGGGAGTTTTCAGTCCCATCGTTTCGAGAATATCTTCTTGGAACTTCGCTAACTTGACAGGAGTTATTTTTATTTTTTCTATGTCAGTCTGCTCACACAGGTTACGACGAACTTCATCATATTTTGGTAAATATAGTGTTTCTTCTAAATTTTTCATTACTAATTTAAAAATTTTACTGTTCATGGAGTTTTTTCTCTCTGTATTGATAAAAGTATAAATACTTTTGAAATTATAACACTATTTAGTAATTACTCAGAGGGCCAAAAATTTATGGAATATTTCCCCTGGCTACTAGCAGGTACAGCATTCGGATTTATGTTTGGTATAATTCCTGTCGCTGGAGCGGGTATTGGACTGATTAGTATGTTCGGCTTTATCGAAATTTTTCGTCCAGACCCTTACACTATAGTGGTATTCTCAACAGCACTTGTATGTGCCGCGGCTATCGGTGATAGCTTTGCTAGTGTGGTGATGAACATACCAGGAGCAGGCGGAAGTGCCGCTACTATGGTAGATGGCTTTCCAATGACACAGAACGGAGAAGCAAGTAGAGCATTAGGTGCCGCTCTTGCTACATCAACAGTAAACGGATTGATCTGGGGAGGACTAGTATTTGCTTTCTTGCCCTACTATGCATCAGCAATAATGGCGTTCGGTATGCCAGAGATGTTAGCATTCTTACTACTAGCATTTGCGACTGTATGTTTTGTTAGCAGTGAATACTGGTTCAGAGGAATCATTGCTCTATGCATAGGTGTTACAATAGGACTCATTGGAGAACACCCGATCACAGGTGAAGCACGATTCACATTAGGTTGGGATTATCTTGGTGCTGGAGTTCAAATGGCTCCTTTACTAGCAGGTGTATTAGCAGTACCAGAACTTGTAATAGCATACAGGAACAGACACAAGACTAAGATACCTCAGATTAGAAGTGAGTGGTCAGGTATGTGGCAAGGCTTTAAAGATAGTTGGATTCACAAGTGGGACGGACTACGAGGTGGATTCGTTGGCGCAGTTGTTGGGATAATACCTGGCATAGGTGGCAACATTGCAGACTGGTTAGCATATGCACAAACAGTTGCGATAAACAAAAACGAAAAGATTCCATTCGGTTCAGGTAATGTCAAAGGAGTCATCGGTACTGAAGGTGCAAACAATGCACAAAAAGCAACAAGTTATGTACCGACTATATTGTTTGGTATCCCAGGTGCAAACTTTGAAATCATTATCATGTCATTGTTTATGATTGTAGGATTTGAGATGGGTACACCTGAAGTCTTAGAAGATATGACATTCTTTAAGTATCTGTTTAGCAGTTACATGTGGGCACTGCTGTTAAGTTTTATACTTGGGTTATTCTTCTACAGATATGCAGTCAAAATAACGAATATAGATTTTAAATATTACTTCTGGCCTATCATTGCATTACTTGTTTGGTCAAGTGTGCAATACACAGGTTACTGGGAAGATTACGCATTCTTTATCATAGCATGTACATTAGGCATGTTTCTTAGAGTGAACAAATTAAGCAGAGCGGCTTTTGTGATAGGGTTTGCATTATCACACCGCATTGAATCTACGAGCGTGGCATACATTGCACTATATGATACCCTTGATATCTTTACAAGACCAATCAGTGGTTCATTAATGGCTCTTATTATCGTAGCCATAATATACGGTATATTTTTTAACAAAACGAGGATAAAATATGTTTAAAAAAGTAATGTTGGTTGCCTTAGCAACTGTGTTATTGGCTCCGCTAGCAAGTGCAGACAGTGTTCGCTATGGATATCGATTAGATAATTCATCTGGTACAGATGGATTTGATCAAAATGCATTTATGATTGATTACATGCATCAAACTAAAATTGAAAACTTTAGAGTCGGGCTTGGTTTCCGTAGAGTTGAGAGAGATAAAGATAATCGATTAACAAATCGTTATCAACTTAAATTCCAAAATAGAAATATTATGGGAGTTGACGGTCTTCATCTTGGATATCAAATCGGAACAAAAGAACGCAGTAAAGCAGAAATGACTGAATATGGGCAAGTTCAACTACAGTATGGTCAAAGATTTAACGATGGTGCATCAAAAGTTGGTTGGGGAGTTGCATATGCATATAGAGAAGGTATCTTCTCGGGTGATAAATCAACAGACTACTCTCATGGTCCAAGCTTTCAGTTGACTTACAAACATAGTTGGTTATGGGGTTCAAGTATTCAATTTGATCATCAAAAAAGAACTGACGGTGAAACACGTAATCGCATAGCATATAGAATACAGAGGAACTTCTGATGATCAGGCGTTTGTTATTAGTAATATTGCTTTTGGGTATGACTACACATACTTTTGCAGACTATCAATTGGTTGTTCCACAGAAACCAGGTGGTGGCACTGACACTTGGGCTAGAATTATCGCACTTGAGTTAGAAAAGACATTGGGTGAAAGAATTATCGTAGTTAATTTTCCAGGACGCAATGATATTGCAGGGTTTAATAAATTTCACCAAGAATTCAGATTCGACGATAAAACTATTATGGTCAGTCATGGAGGGAATGCAGAAACATATTTATTAGAACCGGTCAAGTACAATTATAATGACTACAATCTAATTGCATTGTCTAATCTAACTGTCATTGTTGGTAAACGTAACGATCAGAACGTAGAAGAAAAGGTTAAATTTGCGGCAGGTAGCGGACAAAATCCAGACAGCATGGCTATCACAATGATGGTGTGCGGACCACAAGATGAAGACACTATGAAAGCATATGAACAATGCTTCAGAGATAAAATCATTTATGTGCCGAGTATGGGTGGTGGTGAACGTCGAAAGGCTTATTTGGGAGGAGAACTTAACGTAACACGCGAATCTCCTGCCAGATATAAGAAGATCAACTCAGATGCAAATGAAACTTGGTTTACACATGGAGTACTTGATTTAGCGTCAGGAGAAGTTATTGACGACAAAAACAATTTGGGCATGCTGTTTAGTGATGTGTATGAACAACGTTGGGGAGAGAAGCCCTCCGGCACGTTCCATGATGCATATTTACTGCTTAGAAACTACAGAGATGTTTTGCAGAAAGCACTCTGGGTCAATAAAGGTAATCCTAACCAAGCAAAGCTTGAACAAGCAGTTGTGGATATGATTGCTGATCCTGAAAGCAGTGAAGCACTCATTGCTCTTGCAGGGGATTATGAATGGATTGTTGGTGAAGCCAACGGCGTAAAAGTATTAGATTTTTTACAGAGTCAAACAACTGAAAAAAATCTAAGAAATTTAGTTTGGTGGAACTCGACTCTTTACGGACAAAAGCCCATTTTTAAAGAAGAACTACTAGGAAATTAATATGAAATATATCTTTGTTGTAGGAGCTCCAGGCTCTAAATGGAGCAGTGTTGTAAAAAACATTTACTTTAGTCCGTCATTCGACAGGAGCGATTATAGTCTTGATAGAACTTATCACCATGATGCTGACGGCAGAATGCAGTTGATGCATCTTGGTGCGTACTATGATCCAGGGATGGAGTTCGGAGAGTGGTTTGCTGATATCGACAAGTATTCTAAAAAAAAATGCGAAGCAGAGTTTGATAAGCCTTTCTCAGGTGACGGCATACGAATAATTAAGAGCCATGTGCTCGCACATCACACTGAGTTCTTGAAAGAGAATTGGCCAGACTGCTATATCGTGTTAGTTCACAGAGATGACGATGCATGTTTGGGCTGGTGGGTTAAATGTGGTCAGTTTGACATAACATATCCTCTGTATCACGAATACTACAAGAATTTGAAGGTCATGGGCAAGCACATTGGTCGTCAAAACAAAGATATTCTCGCATCATGGAAGGAAGATGGCATCGAAGTAGCCACTAACCTAGAGTTAGCTGAGATGTTAGGTATAGACGCACCTCCAACTGGTACTTACCAAGATTACAATAAGAAAAACATTAAAGTAAAAATAATATGACTATGTTTACCATATGCAAAGTGCATTGGAAGCAAATTGTAAGCGTGTCGGTAGTATTACATTTATTAGTACATGAGTTACCGATGTTAATTATATGGTTACTCATATAATAAAAATTAGGAGAGACACATGACCGAAATTAAATCTAGTTGGGAAGAATTAAAGATTAGAAGCAACTATCACTTTAAAAATGATGTGATGGATTCTCTTTACGATACAGTCGAGCATATAGGTGTTGTTACTCCGGTTTGGTCACAAAAAGACCTTGACATTATAATTTCTGGGTCAAACAAAGCCACATGGCGCACCCGTGGTAATCCTGCAAAAGAATCTAAAGTCAGAGGAGAAGAGGAATTCAAATCAGAAGACTATGACTTGGATGTTACTGGTTACGGCAAAGATTATGTTGTATCCAATCTTAACTGGGAAGTACCATCTAAGATAGTAGACTTAGCAAAAGCATTTGGTTTAGATGATATGACGATTAGAGCGCATGTTCAATATCCAGGCCAAGTATGGAACTTACATCTGGACAAACTTGAAAAGTGGTGCCCAGAAGATCCAGACAAAGTAGAAAGATACATGATTCAATTAACAGATTGGCAACCAGGTCAGTTCTGGGGTTATGGTAACTTTAATTTTGCTCATTGGAAGGCTGGTGACGTTACTACATTTAAATGGAAAGACGTTCCTCATTGCACAGCAAATGCAGGACATCATCTACGAATTACGTTGCAAATAACAGGTGTTCGCACAGCAAAGTCTATTGCATTTGTTAATTCTTTAAAAACAAATTAACGATTGCGTTTATCTACATCATCACAGATAGATTTTGCTAAACTACTCCCTGTAGTTTTGAATAAAAAGGGTAAAAAAGCATGAATGATTACGGCTAATCCAGCAATAATCATCTGTGCTCCGTATGATAAGGCACACCAAAGATGATGTAGGTATGATTCTCCGAGTGATCGAGGGTGTTCAGTAAATGTGTGTCTTAGTCTACTGAAAAATGTGGTTATTCTGTTCGCCATATATTTTAATATATTTACCGGCAACCATATCGGCAGCCGCCTCTATTGGTGATCCAGGATAACTGCTACCTGGAGTGATTAAATTCTTTTCGCCTTGTCTAATATGAACTAATTCATGGAATACTGTTCGCATAATATCAATTAAGTTTCTGTTACCATAGACCCAAATTTCATCAGAGCCTACTTCATGTCTACCTGTATGGTGACCTTCTTGTGCTTCTTCTGTGTCGTAACTAATTACGATCTTGGGCATGTTTTCAATCTTAAGAAGTTTGCCCATCCAGTCTGCGCCTTTCTGTGCTTCGTCTTCTATGTTAAGACCATCGTCAAACATTTCATCAGAGGCGGTTAACTGCTCTCTAGCCTTATGTGCTTGTTTAGCGGCATCTTGGGCATTGCGATAAATTTTGCCCTTTTCGTCTACATCATATTGATCACTTTTGATCTTAGGAAGTCTATTCTCTAAGTCTTTTAGCGGGGATTCTGTTATAAAGTCTATTGCTCTCATGCTATATATTTATCTCTAAAGTTCTTTTGGGAAATTTATCAGTTGACTCGACACGCATTAAATATTATAATAGATAAAAGAATTTACTATCATGAGGGCAGAATGATTATTCCTAATAGCAAGGAAGCAGAATTGATTATACAAGAACTTCGATACGAAATGAATAACCCAGGCAATGATGGCTGGACACGTTCAGCCATCAAAAAACGTTTATGGGATATTAAAATGCGAGTAGACCGAGCATTAAAAGACGCTCCTAAGTATACAGGTGATCCAAACTATGAAGACCTATATCTGATAGAAAAAATAAAAGGGACAGTATGAAGTTAGGCATTATTGGTAAGGGCTTCGTAGGTTCAGCAGTCAGTCACGGCTTTGATGTGGATGTTGAACAGTTTATTGTTGATCCCAAGTTCAATTTTAACACGATACCAGGTTTAGTATCTTATGTAGCAGACATTATATTTGTCTGTGTGCCTACACCACAACACGCGACACAATTAGATGTTGATACGCAAATGGCTCGCGAAGTCTTAGCAGAGTTAAATGAGTTGGAATACAAAGGTGTCGTGGTTGTTAAATCAACGATCACCCCGAATCATTTAAAGCAGTTTAAAATACTTTATACCAATTTACGAATCGTGTACAATCCTGAATTCTTAACAGAAGCAAATAGTAACCAAGAGTTTATTAACCCACACATGCAAATACTAGGTGGGGAGTTACAAGATTGTATCGAAGTAGAGCAAGCATACATTAATCATAGTAAAGTTAAGATTGTGCCTACATTTAAGACAGATTTAACAACTGCTAGTCTTATTAAGTATTCAATCAACAGTTGGTTAGCAACTAAAGTAACATTCTTCAATGAGTTATATGATTTACATGATCGAAGCCAGGCCAAAACATCATGGGAGCAATTCACCGACATGTTGAAATGTGATCCAAGAGTAGGCAATAGTCACATGCAAGTCCCAGGCCCAGATGGTTACTTTGGATTTGGAGGACATTGTTTACCTAAAGATACTAACGCATTGTTATATTATGCTAAACTAGAAGGGGTCTCTCTTCCAGTGCTAGAAAAAATTATCGAACAAAACGATAATGATAGGCCGTAAAGGCAAAATCACCCAAAGTGCTAGACGTGGTATAGCTAATACTGTATACTGCATATCTAAGCATATAAAATTACGTTCATTCACAGGAGAAATTAATGGCAGTAAAATACTTTAATCCAGAACAGGTTAACAAACTTAAACAATTAATAAATGAGGGCATGGGTGTCATGCAAGAAGTCGAAACTCTTAACGGAGGACTCGCCGATACTGTAAAATCAATCGCAGAAGAATTAGAGATCAAGTCTTCTATTCTAAAGAAAGCAATCAGAATTGCTCACAAAAGCAAACTAACTGATACGAACGCTGACCATGAGCAACTAAATGACATTTTGGAGACTGTTGGCAGAACTATTTAATGCCGAGACTAGTCACTTTTGGGTGTTCATTTACATATGGTCACAGTTTACCTGATTGCTATATAGGAAATGGGTGCCCGAGTGACTCTCCTAGTAAGTATGCTTGGCCCAGTCTATTAGCAGAAAAGTTAGGTTATGATTGTTTAAATTTGTCTGCTTCTGGATCTGGTAATTATCAAATTTTACTAGATATCTTACGAACAGACTTTAAACAAGATGATGTAGTGGTAATAGGATATTCATATTTTGATAGATATGAATATTACCAACTGATTAATAGAGATGGTGAAGGTCACCAGTTATCAAAAAAAACTAAAGATATTCAACATAGAAAAGAAATCAATAAAAGTATGCTTACCACTTTACTCGGTGATACAAATATCAAAAATAACAATCAGAGATATTGGAATAATTGGTTATCAATACAACATGCAGAAATGTTATTGCACTCTAAAAATATACAGAACTATTCTTTTCTTAATGTACCGGAAATCGCGCAAGAAAACAAACCTGATTTGATTGAATTAAATAATTTTTTTGATGATATACAGCTAACTTTTAAGGATTATGCTTTGGACAAAGAACACCCAGGAATGGAGACTCATCGGTTGCAAGCAGAACAACTTTATAGTATGATAGCACTATGAGTTATGTCGATGCAATCCATGACAAATCAGCGGAAAAAATCACGGTAGTAGAGAGAAATAATGCGGGGGAAAGGGTGCTTAAAGAGTACCCTACAAACTACGTATTGTATTACGAAGATCCTAAAGGAAAACAGCGTTCTCTATACAACACCAAAGTATCTCGATTTTCTTCGCGTAGACAAGCAGAGTTTGAAAAAGAACGGCGCATGCATGCTGGCAAACGTATATTTGAAAGTGATGTTCCTGTTGTTTTCAGATGTCTGAGTGAAAACTATCTTAATGTAGAGGCTCCGAAACTACACAAGTGTTTTTTCGATATCGAAGTAGACTTTGATCCTTTAAAAGGCTACTCTCCTCCAAGTGATCCATTCAATCCTGTTACTGCGATCAGTCTATATTTAGATTGGATCGATCAATTAGTATGTTTGGCAGTACCACCATCGCACATGACGTATGATACAGCACATGAAGAGATCAAAGACTTTCCAGACACGTTCTTGTTTAGAACAGAGAAAGAATTGTTTGATGCATTCTTTTCTCTAATCGATGATGCAGATGTATTGTCGGGGTGGAACTCAGAGGGATATGATGTTCCATATATGGTTAATCGTGTGACACAAGTGATGAGCAAAGATGATACTCGTAGATTTTGTTTGTTAGGGCAATCACCGAAGAAAAGAAAGTATGAACGATTCGGTAAAGAAGAACAAACATTTGACTTTATAGGTCGCATTCATTTAGATTATCTTCAACTCTATAAAAAATACAACTACGAATCTCGTCATAGTTACAAACTAGATGCAATTGCGGAGTTAGAACTCGGTGAGAAAAAGACTGAGTACGAAGGATCATTAGACCAACTTTACAACAAAGACTTTAAAAAGTTTATTGAGTATAGCAGACAAGATTCGATGCTACTTAAGAGACTTGATGATAAGTTACAGTTCTTGGAACTTGCTAATCAGTTAGCACACGAAAATACAGTATTGCTTCCAACTGTGATGGGTTCAGTGGCGATGATTGAAATGGCTATAATGAACGAAGCACATTCACATGGCGTGGTCGTTCCTAACAAGATCAGGCAGAATATCAATACAGTAAGTGAAGGTCAAGCGGCAGGCGCTTATGTAGCGACTCCTAAGAAAGGATTACACGACTGGATTGGCTCAATCGATATCAACTCTTTGTACCCCTCTGTTATTAGAGCATTGAACATGGCACCAGAGACTATCTTAGGGCAAGTTAGACACACTCTTACTGATCAGTATATGGAAGAAAAAGGCTTAAACTTGGCAAAGAAAAAGGCTCGCTACAAAAAAGGTGATGCTTCTGTAGAAGGTCCAGTTCTGTGGGAAGGATTGTTTGGTTCATTGGAATACACTGCGATTCTGAATCAAGAGCGCGGCACAATACTAACAATTGATTACGAGGACGGTCGTGAAGAAGAAAAGAGCGCGGCACAGATATGGAAATGGATATTTGATTCAAGCAACAGTTTAATTCTAAGTGCTAATGGCACAATCTTTAGAGCAGACGTAGAAGGTATTATTCCTGGACTCTTGTCTAAATGGTATGCTGATCGTAAAGTGATGCAGAAGAAATTGAAAGAATCGACTACCAAAGTAGATAAAGATTATTGGGACAAGCGACAATTAGTTCGCAAGATTCTACTTAACTCGGCATATGGTGCGCTACTTAATGAACATTGTCGATTCTATGATAAACGCATAGGACAGTCGGTGACATTAACTGGAAGAAGCGTGACAAAGCATATGTCTGCTTATGTCAATGAACTAATGACAGGTGAATATGACCACAGTGGTGACGCAATGATCTACGGTGACACTGACTCTTGTTATTTTTCTGCATGGCCAGTGTTAAAAGACCAATTCAAAGACAAGGAAATTGCTGAAATAAAACAAACCTTTATTGATTTGTATGATGCTATGTCAGACCAGGTTAATGAATCGTTTCCAGGTTTTATGGAGAAGGCATTCCATTGTCCTCGTGCTAAGGGAGAGATCATTAGAGGCGACAGAGAAGTTTGTGGGGATAAAGGATTGTTCATCACCAAGAAAAGATATGCGATTAATATCTATGACAAAGAAGGTAAACGAACTGATATTGACGGTGCAATGAAAGTTAAAGCAATGGGACTTGACTTAAAAAGAGCAGATACTCCTAAGTACGTGCAGGACTTCTTGAAGGAAATATTAGAAATGACACTTTATGGAAGAGATCGAGAGGAAATTATTACAAAAATCAAAGAGTTTAAGATTGAATTAGGTAAGCAAGACTCTTGGAAAAAAGGATCTCCGAAGGGTGTAAACAAACTAACTAATTACACACTGTTAGAAAAGAAATCAGAGACAGGTCGTGCTAACATGCCTGGACATGTTAGAGCATCGATGAACTGGAACACACTCAAAAAAATTCACTGTGACAACTATTCTATGGAAATTATGGATGGTTTTAAGGTTGTCGTATGTAAACTAAAACCGAATCCACTAGGATACACGAGCATTGCGTATCCAGTCGATCAATTGAGGCTTCCGCAATGGTTTCAAGACCTTCCTTTTGATGATAACTTGATGGAATCAAACCTAGTAGATGAAAAGATCAGTAACTTGTTAGGCGTTCTTAAGTGGGACTTGAGAGCAAACACAAATACAAACTCAACTTTTGATGAGTTATTCAGTTTCGGGTAAGGCAAGTAACCAAACCACTTGCTTTGCTCAAAATAACCAGATATAATACACAACTATATCTACCTAAATAATATAAGAGGAATATTAATGAAAGACAATTTATTAGACTTAATCGAGTACACACACGGACTAGGTATTATTGACCTAGTGAAGATCGTGGGGACTGCTCAAGAATCACAAATTCACGCAATCGCAGAAGATAAATCTGTTATTGTAAGTGGTGTCACTAAGACTCCAGTAGCAGATTTTATCGGTACATTCGGTATGCCTAACTTAGGCAAACTCAGAACTATTTTAGGATTTGATGTTTATGATCAGAGTTCTGAGGTTAGGATGATTTTATCCAACAAAGAGGGAGTTGATGTTCCTAGCGCCATTCACTTTGCAACTAGCGCAGGCGACTTTGTTAACGACTATAGGTTAATGTCCCAAGCTATCATCGAAGAAAAAGTTAGAAACGTAACTTTTAAAGGTGCAACATGGGACGTAGAGTTTGAGCCTACAATCGCAGGTATTATGCGTTTAAAAATGCAAGCGCAAGCAAACTCAGAAGAACTTAACTTCACTACGAAGACAGATAATGGCGAACTTAAAATCTTCTTTGGTGATCCTTCAACTCACTCAGGCAATTTCGTATTTCAACCTGGAGTAACAGGGACATTGACTCGTGCATGGCAATGGCCTGTCAGAGTATTCTTGTCAATCATGGATCTTCCTGGTGACAAGACTGTGCGTATTTCGGATCAGGGCGCGGCACAGATTACAGTAGACAGTGGTTACACAGTTTACGAATATTTATTACCAGCACAAGCGAAGTAAGGCTATTATGGCGGACCAAATCAATCTTTCGGCGGAACAAAAGCCAGACTGGGCGTTATTTCTTCCTGCTGTCAGTAGTTTCTTTATTGCTGGCCTAGGCAAACAACGCAAAGGTGAAGAATATTTCCCACAAGAACGTATTCCAGCTGGATTTAGTGGTGACGTAGAACGTCTTAATTTTCTAAATTCGAAAGAAGGTTTGTACACATACAAATGGGGCCTGTATTCTGCAGGTCATGCTGATTTGGATATCACTAAAGATATAGCAAGCGAGTCTATTATCAGAGAGCGGGAAGAGGGCACATTTATGTTAGGAGATTCTGGTGGTTTTCAGATTCTCAAGTGTCAGTGGCCCGCAGACTGGAAAGATCCGAATTGTCCTAAAGCAATGAAGCAACGCAAAAAAGTCCTTGCTTGGATGGATACGTATATGGATTATGGCATGGGTTTAGATATTCCTTCACAGTCATTAAGTACATATCACGTTAAAGGTAAAGACGGTAAATCAGTACACGGTATCAAAACAATCGAAGAAGCAATGCTCGCCACTCACATCAACAATGATTATTTTATTCATAATCGTAGTGGTAAATGCAAGTTTCTTAATGTACTTCAGGGTCTAAATCATACTCAATCTGATGAATGGTATGAACAGATGAAAATGTACTGTGATCCTAAAGCATATCCAGATAACCATTTCAATGGTTGGGCATTTGGTGGCCAGAACAAAATTGACATTCACTTGATGCTAAAACGTATCGTAGGTCTTATACATGATGGCTTGTTAGAACAAGGCAAGCACGATTTAATTCATTGTTTAGGAACCTCTATTTTAGAATATGCAGTGTTGTTTACAGACATTCAGAAAGCAGTGAGAAAGCATCACAATCCCGATCTACAGATTACATTCGATTGTGCATCTCCTTTCTTTGCCGCGGCTAAGGGACTAGCATACAATAACTCAACGTTTGGACACAATACTAAGTGGACTTACGCTATGCAGAAGACGGCTGAGAATAAAGACTATGCTAATGACTCAAGGCCTTTTAGAGAGGCAGTCTTGCAAGATGATATACATGAGCATTTCAGCGAGTCCCCTGTTACTGAAGCATTAGTACTCAAAGATTTGTGTTATAGAGGACATGGCTTCTTAGGTGCGCATGGCAAAGAAACTAAGACTAGCTGGGACACATTAAGTTATACAATACTTCAGGCACACAATGTATATCAACATATGTTTGCTGTACAAGAAGCAAACCGACAATATGAGCAAGGTGTTATACCTAAGATGCTGATGAACGAAACATTTGAACGTGTTAACTTTGGTGAACTAGTTGACGAAATCTTTAGTCTTAATGACAGACAAAAGAGTTTGGATTTGATCGATCATCACAGCAGATATTGGATGCAAGTGAAAGCAGGACAAGGCTTTTCGGGTAAACGCACAGTTAATGCAGGTACAATGTTTGATCAACTTTTTTCAGTTGATGCAGAACCCGTAGTAAATAACAATGAAGAATACGAAGAACTTGATCCAACAATCGAAGTACTTGAATAACCAAACCCATTGACTTACCTCTAATAACAGAGTATTATATTTATATGGACAGCACAGCAGAATTAGTAGATCAGAGCAGACGCAACATATGGGTTTCCTTTCAAAAAGAGGGAATACACAGTTATCCTGCCGCAGGCACTGACCCCAAGTTATGCACAGCAGGGGAAATGGATGTATCGTTTCTTGCTAATCCACACAGACATATATTTCACTTCAAAGTATGGATAGAAGTAACCCACTGGGATAGAGAAATAGAATTCATACAGTTCAAGCGATGGTTAGAAGGACTGTATGGCAAAGATATTTTACAACTTGACTTTAAGAGTTGTGAAATGATTGCTGATGATCTTTTTAACAGGATTAATCAGGAATACCCTGGCAGATATGTCAGAATTTCAGTAGCAGAAGATAATGAAAATGGTTGTGAAGTAGAATACAACACATCACGACTTAACCTTAACACAACGTACTAATTTGAGAGAAGGAATGTTATATGTCTAAGTCTAATCCAAAAACTATTCAAGTTTTTAAAGACCTCGAAGCTTACACAGCTTTTTGTAAAGAATACGGTTATAAATTCAAAACCGAGTGTCTTTACAACAAACGCAGTCGTATTTGGCGACTGTATAGTCAGCGATACCTGGCAGGGAAACCTGTGAGGAATATGTGGGAAATAGATGGCAAAAATAAACAAAAAAGACGCAACTAAGAAAGTAACCACTAAAAAGGCTACTGCGAAAGCTGAAGCTCCAGTAGTAGAAAACTCGGTTAAACTAAAACCAATACAAATGCCGGCTTCTCCGTCACGAGAGAATGGTGTGGTAGTTTTGGTAACAGGTGGATTCGATCCTTTACATAGTGGTCACTTAGAATACATTGACGCCGCGAAAGAACTAGGTAGAAATGAATCATGGTTCGGAAGTAAAGTAGTGGTTGGTGTTAACAGTGATGATTGGCTTGGACGCAAGAAAGGGAAAGCATTCATGCCAGTAGAAGAACGTGTTAGGCTTTTACTGGCAATGCGTAATGTGGATCAGGTTATCACATTTGATGATACAGATGATTCTAGTAGCAATGCTATACACATTACTCGGCATATGTTTCCAGATGAACACATCATCTTTGCTAATGGTGGAGATAGAAACTCTGCAAACATCAAAGAAATGAACTATGCAGATACCAATTTATCATTTGCTTTTGGCGTAGGCGGAGGCAAGTCTCAGTCTAGTTCTTCTCTTTTAGGAGAATGGTCGGCCCCAAGAACAGACAGAGAGTGGGGTTATTATCGTGTTGTACAGGAGTTCGGTCGAGAAGTTAAGTTAAAAGAACTGACAGTTGATCCAGGTTCATCATTGTCAATGCAAAGGCATCAAACTAGGGCTGAATTCTGGTTTGTAGCAGAAGGAATTGCATCAGTATACACAGTTGCATATCCCAATGATCCCATACGTGGCACCAAAGATATACTAGTAGGGAAGTTTGGTAAACATGGTCACACTTTTATCAATGTCGCAGAATGGCATAAACTAGTGAATGAGGGGAATGATCCTCTAAAAATTATAGAGATTCAATTCGGTGACAACTGTATTGAAGACGATATTGAACGAGTTTATACGGGTTTTTAAATAATTATGAATTGTTGGCACTGTAATCACGAACTAATATGGGGAGGCGATCATGATATTGACGAAGAAGATTCTGATTATGCCATGGAAACTAATTTAAGCTGTCCTAAATGTCATGCGGCAGTACTAGTCTATTTACCGAAGGAAATAAACAATGCGTAAGTTATATTATATGGGCCTGGAGCCCTACCAAGCAAGGTACACTTTACAGTTAACTGATTGGAATAAAGAAGTTTTTGATCGCAGAGATATTGACTACGTGATTGTTCCTGGTGATCTACTGTCTACTGACCAAGAAATAGTAACAGGCCAAGTGTTAGACGCTCATGGTCGTTCTTACTTTGGCATGTCACAGATGATGTCATTAGTTAAACTAATGAAAGAAGGTGAAGTAACAAGCGATGATGTAATATTTTTCGAAGATATGTTTCAGCCAGGGATAGAATCACTTCCTTATATAATGGATCAAGTAGCGAAAGAACATAGACCGAAAGTTTATGTAAGATGCCTAGCACAATCAATTGACCCAGACGATTTTGTTCATGTCTGGGGAATGTGTAAATGGATGGGTCTATATGAGAAAATGGTCAATGAGTTCGTGACTGGTGTATTAGCAACTAATGAAGAAATGGTTGCACACATGAAGATAGCAGGTTGGACTGCTCCTATCTATAATATCTCAGGTCTTGCATTCGGTAAGAATGAAGTACAAAGACGTTTGTTAGAACTAGAAGACTTCAAAGATTTCTCTGAACGCAAAATGCGTATAGGATTCTCTGCTCGTTGGGATCAAGAGAAGCAACCTGACTTTTATATGGATCTCATTGAAGAATGGTACGAAAGGTATGGTACAGGTAGTGGTGTTGATGTAGAATTCGCAGTATTCTCTGGTGCTACATTGCGCAGTAACAATAATTCATACATGGAACGCACTGAGAGACTTGCAGAAGAAGGTAAACTTGTTATCTATGATAACTTATCCAAGAATGAATACTATCGTTTACTTAATGATACACGAGTTATCTTTAACTGTGCATTACAAGACTGGGTATCTAACACCGTCAGCGAAGCAGACGCATTAGGTACAAACGTGTTGTTTCCTGCTTACAGGAGTTTCCCTGAGACATTTGCCAACTGCAAAGATAGATTATACGTGCCTTGGTCAATTGAAGATGTAATTTCTAAATTGCATCCTTTATTAACAGATCAACACAAAGATATAGGAAAGATTTCTGATTGGACTGACGGCACTGTAGATCGATGCATTGATATTATGTATGGTAATGGTGAGGAGTGGTTGAGAATGTCACCTGATTATAGAAAACACGCACGAGAGGCGAAATTTTAATGAGAATTGAATCTGAAGTAAAATTAGATTTTTCAGATGTGCTTATAAAACCGAAAAGATCGGCATTAGGTTCTCGCAAAGCAGTCGAGTTATACCGAGAATACACTTTTAAAAACTACATTAGTATAGAACCAGCCTATTCTGTTGATGACAAGCGGTCCCATTATAATGGCATTCCGATCATGGCGGCTAACATGGACGGAGTCGGTACCTTTGAAATGGCAGATAGACTTGGGTATTTAGGAATGTTCTCGTGCCTAGCTAAAACCTATAGTGCCGAAAAATTGATTAGATACTTCAGAAAAAAACCTACACCTACTGAGTACGTTGCCTATTCAATGGGTATCATGGACCACGACTATGATAAGTTTAAGGCAGTCTATGCAGACGTTGGAGATGATATTAAATATGTATGTGTTGATGTAGCGAACGGCTACTCTAGTCGCTTTAATAAATTTATCCAAACGTTAAGAAAGGACTACCCCTTTATTGTTATTATAGCAGGCAACGTAGTAACGGGTAATATGACAGAGGAGTTAATTCTAAGTGGGGCTGATATAGTCAAAGTTGGGATTGGTCCCGGTAGTGTTTGTACTACTCGCATTAAGACTGGCGTGGGATATCCCCAACTATCGGCAATTATTGAATGCGCAGACGCCGCTCATGGTCTTGGTGGACACATCATTGCTGATGGAGGTTGTGGTAGCGCCGGAGATGTAGCAAAAGCATTTGGTGCTGGCGCAGATTTCGTAATGCTAGGTGGCATGTTGGCAGGATGTGATGAAGGGGGTGGCGAGGTCATATACAAAAACTTTAGTACTACTGAACTAGTATACGAAGTTGGCACTCATTTAAAGAACCATACTCCAGTGACTCATAACAAAGCAGTAGTGCGATTCTATGGCATGTCAAGTGATTCAGCAAACAAAAAGCATTTCGGCGGCCTTAAAGACTATCGCACTTCAGAAGGTAGAGAAGTATTAATAGATTACAAAGGCGCAGTCGCTGACGTGGTACAAGACATCCTAGGCGGTCTTAGGAGCGCCTGTACCTACGCAGGAGCGAAGAGACTTAAAGATTTGTGTAAGTGTACTACCTTTATAAAAGTAAACAATCAATACAATCGCATATTCGAAAACAAGTAATGGATATTGGTTTAATCTCGATTGATAATTTTTATGATACTCCAGATAAGGTGAGAGACTTCGCCCTTTCTTGTGAGTATTATCCTGAAAAATTCTCAAAAGGATATCCAAACGGAAATGCACCATGGTCAGGTAAGATGAGTAAAGAGACATATGGTACTGGTTGGATTGATGCAGTAGTCTCTAACATTTTACAAAAAAATCTTAGACAAATGCGACAGATAGATAGTGGTAGTTTTAGAATAAGCAAGTCTGATTCCTCGACAGGAATGTTCGATAACACACTACATGCTGATTCACCTGAAGATATCTATTATGCAGGAGTGCTTTATCTATCAAAAGACCACGACAATACTCCTGGCACTCTTTTCTATAAACAGAAATCTAGTGGGTCTGACAGAGCATTAAATACGGAACATATCAACGATATAGTTAGTAGCAAAGAATACAAAGACATGAACAAGTGGAACATACATACGGTATCAAACATAGTCTACAATAGATTAATAATATACCCAGCATCTAAGTTTCACGGCCCCGGCCCTGTTTTTGGAACTACTGATGATACTGCAAGGATAGTTCAACTTTTTAATTGGATAGACATAAAATGAATCACAAGCCAAAATTAATAATAACAGGAGGATGTTCGTACAGTCAAGTTCCTAATAGAGATATTACTTGGCCTGTACATCTTGTTAACGCACTTGATCCTGATCAATATGTATATATGGGTCATGGAGCGGCTGGCAACGACACAATCTCACGAAAAATCATTAGTACTGTGCAAGAAGCACTTGATAGAGGGTTTGACACACAAGATATTTTGGTAGGCATTGCCTGGTCTGGGTGTGATAGAACTAGTAGGTACTCCGAGAATGAAACTGTATATAATAAAGCGACACATCTAGGTAGTGACGAACGAGTTGATTCAGATTTTATTGTTACAAGGACCCAAGAAACAGATCCATTCATTCGTAGAGGCGGCCTAGACCTTTCGATAGAAAATAGTGATCCTGCTACTAAATACGAATCTGCTGGTCACAATCTTAGAGGCGCTATGACGCCGTACGCCATTCGTCACAAAACTCGCGGCTATTTTTATTTATTAAACCCCAATTGGGAAGATGAGGCGACAATTGAACATTTTAAGCATTACGTGAGTCCTGTGCAGGCTATTATGCAAACATGTGAGCATATATTAAGAATCCAATGGTTTTTAAAATCTCTTAATATCAAATACTTTATGACTGAATATGATTGTGATGTCTTTACATATGCGGGCCCACATAAAAAGGAATTTGGATGGAAGAACAGTCATTATATGAATGATCAGTATACAGGTGATGCTGATGATCCTGATAATCATTATAATGTAGATGACTGTATGGTTCCACTGAACAATGATCAGTTAAAGAAACTTATAAACACGGTATACGATAATCCAGAAGTAAATTATCTATACAACATGATAAACAAAGACCAATGGCTACCAATACGCCATATAAAACATTGGACGACAGAGAATTCAGTGCATCCACTCAGAGACCCAAGTGATTCTCATCCAAGTACTGGGCAACACAAAGACTTTACTGAACAAGTAATTTTACCCTATTTACTTGAAAAATATCACATGCAATAGTATAATGCATAAATAGTTCTGTAACACAAAGGTTACGAAAACAATTAGACAGTACTGACCACATACCGGTGGTATATAGGGCAAACCCCTCGTTACGTGTAACGTTAGTCACGGTGGAGAGAAAATGCATAAACTGTATCAAATTACCAACACTGTTAATGGAAAATCCTACATCGGCATTACGAAGCTAGATGTGACACAAAGGTTTGCAATTCACGCCAGTTCTGCTCGGACACCCAAATACCCCATACAATACGCGATAGCAAAATACGGCGAAGATAACTTCACCGTGAAAAAGATTTAGTGGCCAGCGCGCCAGTTGTCTATGTTGCAGTAGAGAATGGGACATCGGTAATTATACACAACACATAACGAGGATAGAAAATGAGCTTTAACAAGACAAAAACCGACCCAGTATTAGGTCAAAAAGTACACGAACACCTAGTAAAAATGGGCGTCGAAACACCAATAATAGAGAATAACCTTAGTCGGACTGTTAAAATAAACATCATCGAAACAAAGGTACACGACATTATGACTACGCTTGGGCTTGATCTATCAGATGACAGTCTTATGGATAGTCCAAAACGTGTTGCTAAAATGTATGTAGGGGAAATCTTTTGGGGACTAGACTATGATGCATTCCCTAAGGCAACTGTGGTCGAGAACAAAATGCAATACAACGAAATGGTTGTTGAAAAAGGTATTTCAGTTCAGTCTTTTTGCGAACATCACTTTGTCAACATTGACGGACTAGCAACAGTTGCATATGTACCTAATAAAAAAGTATTAGGATTATCAAAGATGAATCGCATTGTTGAATACTTTTCTAGGAGACCTCAGATACAAGAACGCTTGTCTGAACAAATATATCACGCACTATCTTTTATCTTGGATACAGACGATGTAGCAGTCTTGATTGATGCGAAACATTTTTGTGTCAAGTCAAGGGGTGTTGAAGATACGAATTGTTCAACAATTACAAGCAGACTAGGCGGCGGCTTCAAAACAGATCCTGAAGTCAGAGCAGAATTTTTAGCATTAGCAAGGATGCAATAATTAATGCCTGGTCCAACTAATGTCAGTGAACTTGTGAGCCAAATCCGCAAGATGAATGTAGAAATGACTTCACCTTACAACGATGGTTACACGGCATGGGGTATCAAGCAAGATTTGTTTATGGTTAAATTCTTTTTAGATAAAGTTATAACAGATGCGCCTACATTCGGTGAGCAAGAAAAGAATTGGTTGAAAGAGCAAGAACAAACAAAAATGATGGGGGTTTTAAAAAAATGATTTTTAATAAAATACGTGAATTAAAAGATACAGGTAAGAAGAGGTGTTTCTAACCCCAAGCATTTTAAGTCTGTAGAAGTAAACGGTGTTGTTTACATTTCTGTAAACGAAGCCTGTGCAGAAGTAGGCATTAGTAAGCCTACATTTTACAACTGGATTAAAAAAGGAAAAGCATCATATGTCAATTAAAGTAGGATTCACGGCGTCGGCTTTTGATTTGCTTCACGCAGGTCATGTACAAATGTTACGTGACGCAAGGGATCAGTGCGATTATTTAATATGCGGATTGCAAGTTGATCCTAGTATTGACCGAACTGATAAGGCCGCCCCTATACAAACTGTTGTGGAACGATACACCCAACTTAAAGCAGTGGGGTATGTTGACGAAATTATTCCTTACGGCACTGAAGCAGACTTAGATGATATATTGAGTATGTATAATATACACGTTCGTATATTAGGCGAAGAGTATCGTGACAAAGACTTTACTGGAAGGGATATATGTCGCAAGCGTGATATAGATATCTATTTCAATAGCAGAGATCATTCATTCAGTTCAAGCAGTCTGCGGAAAAGAATAGTTGACCTACACCAAGATCAATTTACTCCCCAGCGCCAATCTGATTGACATTTGACAAAGAATAGAGTATAAGACAATATGTTTAAATTTAATAACAAAAAAGAAATAGAAAAAATACCATATGAGATAGGGTTTCCTACTGGAACCTTTTTCTCTACAAAAACGTATGGCAATGATCGAGGACTGAGTTGTTGTTTTAGGCAATGGAAGGCAGATCATTCACATTGCTCGTTATTGCATGGTTATTCACTGGGTTTCAAGCTAACATTTGAATGTGATAGCCTCGATGAACGCAACTGGGTACAAGACTTTGGTGGATTGCAAGAACTCAAAGAATGGTTAGAATACACGTTTGATCACACTATTGTTCTAGCAGAAGATGATCCTCAACGCCATGTTTTTGTGGAATTAGAAAAGAAAGGTCTTGCCAGAGTTGTTGTGATGGAGCAAGTAGGTTCAGAAAAATTTGCTGAAGAGGTATTCAAACGAATGACAATCCTCCTAGAAAAACACAAATACAACGAGACATCATTGAATCCTACTGTAAGAGTAAGATCAGTTGAATGTTTTGAACATGGTGCAAACTCGGCTGGATTTGAAAGATGATGGAGCTTGATATTGGCTATGTATTACTTGGGGTAGCATTGGTCGCACTCATTTATAGTGTCAATGGACCGAAGAATGATCGGTAAAAAACTTAATTACTCTACAATTAGCAGAGACAGATTAGTGTATTGTTGCAAGAGCGCGGCGATTGCCGATATCTTCGAGCGAGTGATGAAGGAAGAGCCTCAGGCGAACAGGGAACGTGTTACAGAGTGTTTAGTTACCATTGGGGTAACTGATGCTGACAAGATTATCAAAGAAGTTGATGATTTTATTGAAATACACAACGCAGGATTAACAAGTGCATTGAATGTACTAGGGATAATGTAATGTCAAAAGGTATGGATAAGAAGGGTAAAGAGAAGAAAAAAGAACCTAAACTTTCTCTTAAAGAGAAGAGACAGATTAAAAACAAGAAAAAATAACTGTACGCTTGCTAAATAATAGTATATACTAGGAGAACAAATGTGTCAGAGAAGAAAATTAAAAAAACTACAACAAAGAAAACTGTTGGACTCGAAAAACCCGTTACAAAAAGTAATAAACTAGATAGCTTTTTGCGCGGGGATGTGTTAACAGCCTGTAACAAGAATGAAATTGTCGCAGACAAAATCTTACAATTAATTGGGGATTACTCATTCGAAAAAGATCAAACAGAACGACAACGTTGTATTTGTATTGCGTTTGGTAATTGGAGATACGGTGCCGAGTTTGATGCAAAACTTGGAACAATGGGAGATTTCGAAGTACACAACTTTAAGAAATGTGAGAAGATTCTCAAAAAATTATTGGGATAAAACGAAGGGAAACATGATGTATAAGTTCAAAGAATGGTGTTCAGTTATCACAGAAGATATTCAACATAAGTTAGGTATATCAGACTACCACTATCTATGGCTTACTCAGTCGTTAGCTGGCATTTTGTTTGTGTTGCTATTACTGTGGTTGTTTTAAATTGAGCAACAGAAATGATCTGATCTACACATTGAAAGATGTTAGAAGTGGTGTACACCAGATTTTGCGGGAGATGAACGTAACTAAGTTTAATCCTGATTATATTGTTGGTATTACTCGTGGAGGTTTACTCCCTGCACTAATGATCTCTCATTATATTGCGAAACCGATGCATGCGTTAGATGTATCATTGCGTGATAAGGTGTCGGGACCAGAGAGCAACGCATGGATGTCATCTGATGCATTTGAAGGAAAGAACATTCTCGTTGTAGACGATATCAATGATTCAGGTAAAACACTGCAATGGATCAAAGATGATTGGATGTCTGGATGTCATCCAGATGAAAAGGATGCATGGGACAGTGTGTGGGGCAACACAGCTAAGTTTGCTACCCTAGTCAATAATGACTGTAGTGAATTTAAAGACGTAGATTATCATCATGTAAGTGTAAATAGGATCGAAACCCCAGATATCTGGGTAACTTTTCCCTGGGAAGACTGGTGGTTAAATTGACATTAACAGAGTAAGGAGATATAATATGGAAGCACTTTATGAAGTAATCGAATGGATGTTTTCAATCATACTAATGGTAATGGCTGGATTGTGGGTGTGGAGCGGTGAGTTTCTGATATCAGAAAGAAAAGCAAGATACAAAGCAGGCACACATGATTATTACGATAACCCAATAGAAAAAGAGAAAAATGGCGAAGATTAAATTAGCAGAATTATTCTACAGTATTCAAGGTGAAGGACGTTACATGGGAGTACCTTCTGTGTTTCTTAGAACATTTGGGTGCAACTTTACATGTGATGGTTTCGGCATGAAAAGAGGCGAGAAGACCAACGAACGTCACATCATTGCTAAAGACATAAAGAATTTTACTAAATATGAAGAACTTCCGATTGTTTCTACAGGGTGTGATTCATATGCAAGTTGGGACGTAAGATTTAAGAACTTGAGTCCGATGGTCGAGACTGATGGAATTGTTGAATCTATTATGAAGATGTTACCTCATGGTGAATGGAGAGATGAGCATCTAGTTATAACTGGGGGCGAGCCTTTATTAGGTTGGCAACGAGCATATCCTGATCTCCTCGATCATCCTAAGATGAAGGACTTAAAAGAGATTACGTTTGAAACGAACGGTACACAGAAACTAGACGAAGGGTTCGCAGAGTATCTTTGGTTATGGCAAGATGCACATGATGATAGAGAAATTACTTTCTCGGTAAGTGCTAAACTTCCTTGTAGCGGAGAAACATTTGAAGATGCAATCAAGCCTGAGATCGTGTGTGACTACGAAAATGTTGGCACAGCATTTCTTAAGTTTGTTGTCGCAACTGAGCAAGACTTTGAAGATGCTCAAGTGGCCATTTCACAGTACAAATTAAATGGTTTTAAAGGTCACGTATACCTAATGCCAATTGGTGGCACAGAGTCGGTCTATACATTAAACAGCAAAACTGTTGCTGATATTTCTATCAGAAATGGGTATAGATACAGTGATAGATTACAGGTTCCATTGTTCAAAAATGAATGGGGAACGTAAAAGGATTATAATGGATTGGTTCACAAAATTATGGAAGTCGTCAATTTCAACTTATGAAAGAACTGTACTCGAAGTACCAAAAGTTGAACGAATTGATGTAATGAGGGATGATACCAATCCCTCAGAAATTACGATTGAAAACGCATACAAAACAAGATGGATATGGTATCACACGATATTAGCAATAGGCATTTTCATGACTAACATGTTGTTAATAGCAATACTAACATTACTGGCGATAAAATTATGAAAAAGGTATTAATAACAGGTTGTTCTGGTTATATAGGTTCGCATCTAACGACAATGCTACGAAGTCAAGGGTATGAGGTCTGGGGATTAGATATAAACTTTCCTAAACACCATATAAATCCAGATGAATCTAATTTAGAGCATCCTCATCAATATCTACCTTTCAACATCAATCAACCTTTTCCGAAAGACTTTGACGAAGAATTTGATGCAGTTGTGCATCTTGCGGCCAAAGTAAGAGTTAACGAAAGTAAGCAGATACCGATTCAATACTACATCACCAATCTCAATGGTACGATGAATTGTTTGTCTAAGATAAAGACAAAGAACTTCGTCTTCGCATCTACGGGTGTAGCAGAACATTGCCATGACGCCTACGGTATATCTAAACGTGCGGCAGAAGATTGTGTAATAGAATACTGCATGAAACACAATGCAAAAGACTTTACAATCTTTAGATTCTATAATGTGATTGGTACAAATGGATTCCCCGCAACTAACCCCGATGGATTAATGTATAATTTAGTAAATGCTATGAAGACAAAAGAACTAACAATCTTTGGCAATGACTACGACACACCAGACGGTACGTGTCTCCGAGACTATGTGCATGTAAGCGAGATATGCCAATCATTGGGTATGGCCATCGAACAACCTGCAAACAGCATTGAATGTCTAGGTCATGGTGTTGGGATAAGTGTCAAGACAATTGCAGAAACATTTAGGAGAGTTAACAACGCCGACTTTGAAATCAAGTACGGTGATCGTCGAGAGGGCGATATGCCAAAGACAGTACTCAAAGATAAATCAATGTATATGAAAGACCTGTATACGGTAGATGAATTGCTTAGAGTTTAAGAACTCGGTGGTATAATCGGAGGAGGAGGCGTAACAGGAAATGCGCAATCAGTACCTTTTGGGTTGTCAGCATTATTTAATTTAGCATTCCGAGTAAAATCAGGATGGTTGATCGCGTACCCGTAACAGCAACATGGATTGTGATTGGGGTTGGCTTGAATTAAATCTACAACTACTGCGTCACCCGTACCGCTCCCTGCCGACGTAGCAATAAACACCGTACCTATCTCGTTATCCTCACTACCACATGCAGTAAAGTCTGTGGTTCCCACAGTTTTAATTTTGTATTTAAAACCAAGACTATAATCAAATGAATCAAAAATAAAAGAGCCTGCTGTGATAGTCTCACCAGCACTTTGTCCACCAAGATCATCAGGGACGCTCAGGGAACTGTATTCTTCTGCAAATGTCACATCTATGCCAACATCTGTATAACCTAAATTGGCTCCCGGCGATTTAGGAACACTGTCTTCAGTGTTTGTTAATTTCCAAAATCTATGTTTAAGTTTTCTATTGTCCTTGTCGAATTGCTTATCAAACCAGGTTTTAAATTCTGGACTTGCTACTTTTGGACTAGCACTTACTGATCCTACCACCGTCTGGAATATGTCCCAGTAGACTGCTTGTGACGCGACCAATGTTGCGACTGCTGATCCTAAACTATGACCAGTAACAACCAAATGTTTAACTCCACTGACGTTTACAAGATCATGTAAAGTCTGGTATAATGTTTTGCCTTGTGGTTTAGGGTAAAGATAGCCATCGCCTTGATGTTGTCCCGCATTTAGACGGGAACCGTCTTCGTCGATACCCAAGCCTGCGAAATATTTAGAAAATCCTTCGTGTGTTTTACCACCGTCCACATCGTCGGGTACGATTGGATTTTGCACTAATTTAACAGAGACATCAATGCCAACATCAGTTATGCCCAATGTTCCCCTAAATACAATGTATGCAGTGTCTGGTTTAGTTTTTTCGAATGCAATGAATGCGGCTGGAGCTATAGTAACTACTCCGAGTACGCCGCGGTATAAAGTAAAGATGAGATCGTTTGGATTACTTGATATAATAAAATCTTCAAACTTTGCGCCGGTTGTATTAACATCGGCCCCACATTGATTTGTTGGAGTCCAACTAAAAATGTCGTTCCATTTTCCGAAACCGTTTCCTGGACCGCCTTCATTCTCCCAGTCCTTGGCCATTTGGCTGCCGACATCAGTTAAAAGACTGCACTTTTGTTGCTGTATTATGTACTCTTCTCGACTGACTATTGGGTGTTCTATTCCTACAGGAAAGATAATGCGGGACATTTAGAACTCCTATTAATGCATCAATAGATATGTGCCCAATACATCTGAGCGATTTGCTGAGTCATCACCATCGCCTGGAGCAACAACAACATTATACAAATTATTTCTGAAATTTCTAGCACCATCTGCGTGGGCTCCGCCTAGAGGAGTATCCATCATTTCTGAATAACTAATAATAGTAGATTTATCGATAGAGTATTTTGCGGTTAAGCGATCTTTGAATGTCTCCCAATCTTCAGGGTTATTCCATTGAATGCGGCCGCCTGCATCTTTAATGAGTTTATTACCGTCTTTTTGGATAAGATCAGTAAACATTTCTCTAGGAACAACTGACGAATGTTTTGTCGTGCCGAAATCAACTCGTCTTTCTTCTGCTTTTCTGGCACCCATTGAGAAATTAATCATAAAGTTAGGTGGTCTATTTTGATTCGATCCTGCAACGTCAGCCATTTTAGTATATGCGTAGAAGTCTACTGTTGGATGAGTGGCCGCCATTTTGTATGCCATCTCTAAATATTCTTGAGAAAAGAAATCTCCTGCATCATGCCAACGTATAACAACTTTGTGTTTGTCTTGTTTCGCATCGCCCTTACGTTTTTCTTGATCAATTTCTCCACTTAGTGTTACAAAGAAGCCAGTCGGATCATTGTATAAAAAGTTTAGTATTTTTGTTTGACTCATCGATACAGCAGACCATTGTACATACCCACCTTTTAATGCATAGCAGTATGTCTTGCATTCTCCTGCGCCTGGACATGTATTAATAACAACGAATTCTTTCTTTTCTTCATTGTAGCCTAGACCTGTTAGTGCAGGTAAGCCAATGTTGTAGAAAATACTAGTAGTACCGTCACTATGTTGCATTTTTTCATTTTGTTTAAGTAATTTCTTTGGTCGCTCAGTGATATCTGCGGCCAATTTGTCTAAATCGTATTCATGTCCGTCTGGATCAACAATTGGAATCAAATTCTTGACAGTTGATCGGTGAACATATGGCAGTTTGTACTTGTCCGTTTTGCCTTTTTCCTTATCCAAGATTCGGTCTAAATAATCCACAAGTTCTTTCTTGTCAAGTTTTCTAGTTTGTGCGTCTATTGCTTCATCAACATGGCCTGACAATTTCTTAATGTCATTTAACTCCGAGTCTGATTCTGCGATGGTAGCAGTCCCGCCATTGTTAAATTCTACTGCTTTGTTGACAACCTTCGTGATCAAGTCATCTGTGTCCATCTCAAACCATTCTTCCTTGTCACCTATTTGTAACAAAATAGCAGGATGATAACCATGCTTGTAATCCTGGTTGACTTCGCCTACTTTAGTACCATTGATAATTATAGTACCATTATCAATATTTACGATGTCGCCGTCGATGTTCCACTCTTTGCCTTCTTCCATAGTAGACGTTTCCGCAAGGTCGTCTGCTGGTGCTTCTGCATCTGCTTCTTCTCTGTCTGGACCTTTTGGACCTTTTGACCTTAGCATTTTATCAGCTAAATCTGCGTCGAGTGCTTCGTCAACATAACCAGATAATTTCGTGTTCGGAGTGTATCTTAATGATCGACCGACTTTACTTTCAATATCGCCTTTGTCGTCGCTTTCAGCGTAATATTCATCATTAACTTCGGCTTGTGTAGACAACACTCCAGTACCATTACATTTTGGACACTGTATCGGCACATTCCTAGTGTAATCAATTACCCATGTGTCTCCATAACAGACATTGCATTCTTCTGAAGAGTTTGAACGTGGTACAGGACTATTCCACTTTTCATTAACTGCTTCAATTTCTTCTTCAGCTTCTTCTTCCCCTGCAGGTAATTCAACTCCTTCGTCTTTTAAGAACTCGGGTAGGGTTTCGATATCCCAACCATTAACCATGGAATCTAGTGTTTGCTCTGCATGAGAGGCGAATTTCGCATTATTTTTAGTAAACTGTGATGTTTCGCCTGGATTTGATTCGGGTAAACGAGTCTTGACTTCAACTTCGTTCTCTGTTAATATGTCTAGTATATTGCGTAAATCCATAGTTTTTCTCTTTTTCCTATAAGAGTATTTATCAATGTTTACTAGGAATGATATTAAAAGGCCAACATGAATATATTTTATTTAGATACAAATCCAATTAAGGCGGCTGAACTGCATTGTGATAAGCACGTGGTCAAAATGATCATCGAGTATGCACAGTTAATGTCTACCGCACATAGAGTATTAGACGGTGAGTTGTACGAAGATAGAACCGCAAATAATAGACGTATCAAGCGTTGGAGACTTAACAATAACGACATGGAGAATGTCGTATACAAAGCATCTCACATCAATCACCCAAGTGCTATCTGGACACGAGCCAATGCTAAACAGTATCAGTTTGTGTATGATATGTTCGTTGCTCTTTGTGATGAATATACACGCAGGTATGACAGAGTGCATCTCACTGAGGGAAAACTCAAAGACATTCTTAAACATCTACCCAAAAATATCGAAGATGCAAACTTTGTTGATCCTCCCCAGGCAATGCCCGATGATGTCAAAACACTAGATGCAGTGAAGGCTTATCAAAATTATTACAGAGTTTATAAAAAAGATTTTGCTAGATGGACTAATAGACTAACTCCATCTTTTATGGAAAATAAATCAGAGCAACAAGACATCTCTAAATACAACACGAGGGAAATATATGTTTGAAAAGATAAGAAACGCATTTAGCAAGCCTAAACCAGTTCCAGAGCCTGAACCAGTTCCAGTTCCAGAGCCTGAACCAGTTCCAGAGCCTGAACCAGCCCCAAAGCCAAAGAAAAGGGCACCGAAGAAAAAGCCTGCTACTAAATTATCTGAAAAAGAAAAAGCAACTAGGGCTGGTGAGCCGTGGGTAGATATCGTAAAAGTTAATATAGATCCAGAAGACATCAGCAGTGGTGCATTCGAACTCGATTGGAATGATAAGTTTTTATTAAATCTTATTAAACAAGGTTACAAAGTATCAGAAGAAGACAAAGATGAAAAAATCATCGATAGGTGGTTCCAAACAGTCTGTCGTAATATTGCTTTGGAAGTTTATGAACAAGAACAAGCAGACCCTCATAATAGAAAAGATACAGACCCAGTTACTGGCGCAGACATGCGAATTGTTGCAAGCAAAGATTTGGGCAACGGCAGATCGGAGATGAGCTAATGTCAGAAGAAATGATAGATGTTGTGTTTTGTCAAAAATATAAAGAAGAATTGCCACGAATGGTGTTCCCACCTTTACCAGGTGAAAGGGGAAAAGCTATTTTAGAGCAATATTCGCAAAAAGCCTTTGATGCATGGAAGTTTCACCAAACTACGTTGATCAATGAACGTAAGTTAGACCTATCTCTCGCTGAAAATAGGACCTGGTTAATCGAAGAAATGTACAAGTTTTTGCAAAACGAAGAAGTTGCTCAAGCCGAAGGGTTTGTAGAGCCAATTAAAGAAGAATCCATCGTAAATACGTATACACCACCTATACCTCCACCATTCGTATAATTTGCCCAAAGACTTGACAAAAACTTGACATGTACGTAGTTATTACGTATAATATTATATTATATTATATAAAATATCTAATAGGCGATATTAAGGGCGTGTCTCCCTACCATCGCGACCTGCAAACAGCTAAGTCTTAACAGATTTAGTCAATGGCAGTTGACACAACACGAACATAGAGTGCCTATATGAAGTACGTCCTTATCGATACAATGAATAATTTTTTTCGAGCAAAGCATGTTGCTTCTCGCAACGCTTCCACGTGGGAAAAAATAGGTATGGCATTGCATCTGACATTAGGTTTTGTTAACAAAGCAATGCGTGACTATGGCGCAGAGCATGTTGTGTTTTTCTTGGAAGGTCGTTCATGGCGTAAAGATTTTTATACTCCGTACAAGGCAAATCGTAAAGTCAAAGAACAAGACTTGACTGAGGCAGAAGTTGAAGAAAGTGCAATGTTTTGGGAGACGTATGAGGCATTAATTACATTTTTACAAGAGAAAACTAATGTTTCAGTCTTGCGTGATCCAAATGCTGAGGCTGATGATTGTATAGCACGTTTCACCGCACTTCATCCAAACGATGAGCATATCATTATTTCAACTGATACTGACTTTCTACAGTTAATAACTGAGTCAGTTCAGATATACAATGGCATGAGCAAACAATTAATTACACTCGACGGTTACTTTGATGATCGAGGTAAACCATTCATTGATAAGAAGACGAAACAGCATAAGCTATTAGAGGACCCGCAATATCTTTTATTCGAGAAGTGTATGCGCGGTGATACAAGTGACAATATATTCTCTGCATATCCAGGTGTTCGTAAGAAAGGCTCAAAGAATAAAACAGGGCTGTTAGAAGCATATGATGACAAAAATAGAGGTGGCTTCAACTGGAATAACATCATGTTACAGCGTTGGACAGACCACAATGAGGTAGAACATAGAGTTCGTGATGACTATGAACGCAATCGCACACTGATTGACTTAACTGCACAACCAATTGCATTTAGGTCTGGTACCGATACTTGTATTATAGAGGGATTGAATAACAATCCAATTGTTCCACAAGTAGGTATACACTTTATGCGATTTTGCGGCAAATACGAACTTACTAGAATTAGCGAGCAAGCAGGAACCTATGCTAAATGGCTGAATTCTTCATACAGCGGTTCATTAATGAATGAATAAAATTATAACTACGTTAGACCAGATGCATTCTTTTGTAGATATTATGCAAAGAGACAACATCAATATCAGTGTGGTGGGTGAAGAACCCCACAGAGCAGTTTTCCCTACATCCAAGCTAGATTTAACAATGGAATTCATTGTTTTTAAAAATGGTGGATTTTATATTGGTCTTGCTCGTAACGGTGGAGCAGATACTAGATTAAGTGACGAGATACATACTCAACTAATCAATCTGATTGAGGACACGGGTTATATGGTGTCAATAAATCAATCCAATGTTAGATGGAAGTCAGACGATCATATAGCAGACATAAAAGCAATTCATGCGTTAGTAGAAGGTGCAGAGTTTGTACCAAATGGTGGCTCTTCGTGGAGAAAGACTAATTTCAATCAGCGGTTTAATACTATTGCAAAACATTGGTATACAAATTGGGAAAATAATGATACCACAGCATTCAACAGAGACATTCTGGATACTATGAACACGAGAGTTGCTGTAAATTTACGTACAAACGAACTTAAGCATGGCGAACATGTGGTACCAGTTGATTATCTATACAGAAAAAGCTTGGATATGTATGCGGTTGGCAAAACCGTAGAAAATGTAACAAACTTCTTGACGAGGAACTGTAAGATAGTTTATATTCGATCTGCGGATGCTATCAAACTCGACTTCGAACTTAAATTAAAAACGGTAATGACAGAAGGTTGGGTAGATGGGGATTCTCCGTTTGCAAGACTTGACTTTGCTGGTATTAAGATAGAAGGAAACATGATAAATGAGTAAGAACAACTTATTCACAAAAGCGGCCGATTTTAACGCTCGCTTCTATAATTCCGGTGATGAGCGGGTGTGGGAAAGAATAGAACATACATTACTAATGAATCCTGACAGAGTGAAGCTTGCAAAACGAATCGATATAGCTAAACTCCAATTTAAAAGAAAAAATCCAAATTTGGTATCCGATCCTTCTTTGTTGTTTTCTCTATTACCCGAAGGGGCGATAGACGGTGCCTTAATACCTGATATTTGCATTGACAAGACGTTACAAAGATATGTGTATTATGAAAAAATTATCGAGATTCTGTGTAATTTCGAAACTATCAAAATACAATGTATTAGAGTATATCGTAACGAAGCTGGACAACTAATTTGTTGGGACGGTCAACACACTTTCATTGCATTGTATATTATTACATGTTTAATATTAGAGTTAGACCCGTCTGAAGTGTATTTACCTATCACTATTTCAAAGGGGACGCTGAGAGCAGACATGCGTAGAACTACTCTAGGCGAGAATGGTGATGCTAAGACTCCCTTTGATGGATTTGATATTTTCGAATCACATGTATTTGGCGTAATTGGTGATAAGATGACTGATCTAGCATATCTTGCGTCACACACAAAGCACATGCATTTAGTAAAACACAACATGTTTTTGTCGAGCAAAAGAATGCATTCTAATGCTATTCCAGGTGCACTGACTCGTGTAGAAGAAATTATGGACATGAAATATCACCCCGACATTACACTGTATTTTGCACAATGGTGTCATTATCTAAACTATATCAATCGACCATTCGGCGGCACCGAAGTTAGTTTAATGTATGAGTATTTTAACAGGTGTTACGATGATGATACTATTACCCTCAATGAGGATTACGTTCGCTCAGTTGGTATAGCATGTAGGGGAGTCAGTGACAATGATTTCAATGGTAAGATATTTTTGGAAATGTCCAGTAAGAGTTTAGCAAGAGACCTATTAGAAAAATCAAATGCTTTGGCTATACCAGAGCGGTACATCAATAAAGATGGTACGGTAAGTGGTAAAAAGCTAGGTCCAAAAATGGACCGAAATTTAGACTATTTGTGTCAGTCGTTACAATTCCATGACATCAAAGTTCCAACACATGACCTTGAATGGATTGTCACTGAGGAAGAAGGATTTTAAAATAAATGAGAAATAACAAATATATTTACGAATACAACGGAGAAAAAATGATTTTAGATATTGAATTAACAGCTAAACCAATCACTGATGGCGAGTTTTGGATTTTAACTGATGGAAAAAACAAAGTAGGTAATGTCTGTGCTAATTCTGCGGGCTATGGAGTGCAATTGGCAGGTAGTTTCTTTCAATTTAAATCTACTAAAGATATTCAGAAAAAAACTAGAATTAAGTTTGCTTCCCCACCGGCATTACTAGCAGAAATAGATGTGCCGTATCCTGAATATCCCCAGCCCCCTCGAATTTATAATTCAGTGTATGACGTTAAACGTGGGTTGCATGTATTTACAAAAACCATGAAGTCTAAATGTTTTCATGCGGCAGGATACTTCGTTGTTGAACACAATGGATTAGAGGAAGTTATTTTTTGTCCAAAATACATCTTTATTCAGCGTTATCCGTACAAAGGGCCGTACAAATCGAAAGAAGAAGCCAAAATTGAGATAAATATATAAGCATATGTTACACATTAAAAATTTTATTAATAAAATGTCAGTTATGGAGGCCAAGCAACAAACCAACTTTGTGCTTCCAATTACTGAAGCGAGAGGTCTTCGGGACGATATTACTCTCCTATTAGCAGAATTGCACGAGTTAGAGAAGGTTAAAGACATGAACGAAATCACATATATAAACGTTAATGGTGGCTCGTTTTAATGAGCAGAAGCCAACCAACTGTGATATTAGAATATGTGGACAAAGAGACATATAAATGCGACCAGATTATTGAAGCATCTGGTATCTGGGCAGTCTATTACGATGACCAGCCTATTAATTTAAAGTCTTCACATTATTTAACTAATGACGCGGCGCCAAAATACAAGAAAACTAGTTTTTCTAATCCTGGTCACGCCAGAAACCTGTGCAGAAAATTAAATGCACAATTTAAAACTGACAAATTTACCGTTGTATTTTTGACTGTGGGACGTAAAGTATACCCTGATGATATTACCTAAAACCAAAAAAGAGATTACCCAAGCTGTGCTAAATGTTTTGCCTGAACAAAACAATAAGCCGATTGACCAGATGATGTTTGCGTGGTGGTTAACTGGTCGAGGTGGACAGGGGCTGAGATTAAGTGCTGAAGGACTTAAAGCATTTGAAGAGGCATTACTTGAATACTATGATTTCCCCTTAGGACTTGACACCACTGGGAAACTTAGTATCGCACCGGAATCTTTCGTATCTGAAATTATTAAGAAAATTAAATGTCCTTATTATTTAGGGATAACCAAAGTTAGACACCAGGAGAAACACGAAGGTAACACGGGAGCACCCTTTATTCGAGTCTATGATCACAAAACAGCCATGATGATGACATTGCACGGCACACTAAGAAGCTATTTAGACTCCCGAATCTGAATCCACCACCAACTTGTTCACCACTTGTACACCAACTTGTTCACCACTTGTACACCAACTTGTTCACCACTTTAAATTACGATAGGCGTTGACATTAGGTAACCCTTCTGTTACACTACAGGTACAATAAACTAAATTAAAAGGAACACAGTATGGATATGTTCAGTGATATAATGTCAATCATCATCGTTGGTATCGTAGCAACCGCAGTATCAATTACTGTGGGCCTGATCCTACATCATTGGTATTGGTTATATAGTAGCGAAGAGGATGGTGACGAACCGCAATGGCCAATGGCACTTATGCCCGCTCAGTGGACGAAGTTCGGGCCAGATTCTACTGAGTCTTATTTGCCTGAGTTAGGAGTATTTGTTCAGGCACTGATTAAAGAGCGGTTATATTACCCGCCCGTAGTGGTCTGCCTATCTTCGTCAGAACAGCACCATTTACTTGATGGGACAACTGAATTGTATGCAATATGGCAGGATGAATTCAAAGAATGCCAATACACTCAAGACCAAATATATGCTTGGGCACCTCTTCCGCGGTAGCAGAAGATGACAGGAGAAGAATTATCTACATTGATAGGGGATAAGAACTAATGTTCAATGTTGGGTATTGTGATTAACCACAGGAGTATGATATGACGTTTAGAATAACATTCAATCCTTGTTTGGAAACGGGGGTCGAACATAAAATTGTTTCCTTATACGACACGGCCGCAGAAATGATTGCCGCCCGAGATGCGGCGGCTGGACTTCTATTATACTTACATGAACATAAACTAATGGAGGATTCCTCGAACCTGTTTATAATGGAAGAACTTGTGGCCGTAAAATATGGTGTATGGTCGGAGTACCTAGAAGATGTGGAGATCGTCTAATGCAACACACTCACGAGTGTAACGGGCAAGGATTACCAAACTATCCAAGAAACGTTAAAATGAAAGATATTAATGTCTGGGTACATGATAGTAATATGGTAATGACTCACGACTATAGTTGTACGGTTTGTCGTGAGGATCATGCAGTATTGGACGGTAGTACTGGTATAATGCAACCCTGTTGGCCATGTAGGGAAAAGGGTTACAAGGTAGTCAAATACGATAAGCGTAGTTGGCGTGAACGATTTAAATCATTTTTAAAAGGATTCTGATATGTTAGATTTACAACAGTTAGTTAATAACTTAAACGAGGTATCTAGGCAACAAAGATCAAGAACACAATTAACTTTGGGTGGGATGATCGAAACTCTTCAGGGTATGCATGGAGATACTATCGTGCAGGGCATCGATGTTGATGCAGGTAGTTATCGAGGTTATTACAGTGACCTAGCGTTTGAACCTAGTAACACTGGTACGACTGTGAAGGCCTTATTGGAAGTCTGTATTGCATCTAACGGAAAGACATTCGATGGATATAAGGGTGGAGATTTCTTGATGGCCGACGACACACCTGTATGGTTATCTAAATATGGAACCACTGGAGATAAGCTAATGTCTATCAGTACGGATGGTGTTGTTGAGACCGAAGATGATACGGTACCGTTCTGATGCCGATAGCAACATCAGAACTGTCTGATGAGAGATACAATGGCAATGCCAATTTGGTGATAGAATATCTCCGTGAAAATCTTCCGAGAGGCAAACGTAATCTATATGTCATCTTACAGGCAATTCATATTGCAGACGTAATGCATATGGATTTGTATGGTCGTTTCATAATAGAAAATATCTCTCCTTCCGAGGAAAAATATCGATCGGAAGGAGAGACCTTAGACGCATTTAGTGGATCGGAAATAGAATGTTTGGATAAAGTAATCGGTATGGCTTACCAAGGTGATATTGCCGAATATATTATATCCAAACTGTCTGATGCAGAAATGTTACTAGACTTACATAGGAATAGATGGAAATGACACATTTTATATCATGTTATGATCAGGAGTCTCTACAGTTGCTACCTGTAGAGACTCCGCACAGTGTATATGTGTATGTGAAACAATTAGAACACTGTATCAAGCATCCTGAGACTTCCAAGTTAAAAGATACATATCCATTTAGATTTGGAAAAGAGATCGAAGACGCCGAAGAATAATAGGAGAATTTTGGATGGGTTGGTTTAGAAAAAGATACGGTAAACGATTAGACAAGTGTTTGTGGAGTCCTAATATGACTGGACTTGACGGCCAAAAAAACACACCCCAAGCAATGAGAGCGAGAGTGCGTTTGCTCCCTTACAAAACCCTAGTCTCGTGGCACACGAATTGGAACTATTACAATGATCATTCAAAAAATTACTGGACTCCTATCGCTACCCAATCGAGACTAATTAAAAACGAATTGAAGAAAAGAGGTTACTATGAAGATGCCCATGTATGAAGATTTAGGTAAAGTGTTGGGAATGGTGAAAGAAACTGGGTTGATGGTTATCAGTACTAAAAAGAGTGATTGTGTTGGTACGAAACTAGGTTGGGGCGTTATCTATCCAGCTGGTCATGGCTATGGCGAAAGTTATGGTTGGGTTAATCCTTCCAAAGCAGAACTGCACAAACATGCAACCTTCACTAGTCCGCTCGCTATTACCAGCCCTAACAGTCAGTACTTTGATGAGCTAAAAACTGGTGTCGTTGTTAAAGTGACTCGAAAAATTATCGTGGAAATAGAGTGACATAAATAAAAACCTTGACCTTTGGGCAATTATAACATATAATGCCTGTATAAATTCAAAAAGAGTATCTGATAATGAAAACAGCCAAAGAACTAGAGTTACAGAAAGCACTACAAGCCGCACAAGACGCACTAACTATTTATCAATCTATGACGCTGGGGTGGGTGCCCGTAACGGGAGACCTCTACTACTTTATAGGAGGAAGCGGTAGAGTAGATGTGTGTTATCGACCTGACGTGACTGCGCGGATGCGTATGGCGATAGGCAACTGCTATCAAACACGCGCACTAGCACTTAAAGCCGTGGCGTATTCAAGAGTACAAGGGCTAATCAACCAAGCGTGTTTGAATATCGAGGGTGATTATGTGCCTGATTGGAGTAATGATAACGGAAAAAAACACAGGGTTTCCTATAGTGTGGGTGAGGGTAAGTGGGTAGCTGAATATGCGTACTGGATCACAAGCGAGATACACCAATCCACAGCAGCCAAGTGCCAACAAGTCTGCGACATATTGAATGACATTAAGTTAAAACCAGTAGGGGTTGAAGTAATGAATAAAGAACAAGAGCTACAAAAAGCACTACAAGCCGCACAGGACGCACTAACTGCTTATCGATCTAAGCCTGCGGTGTGGGTTCCTAAATCTGGAGGGGAGGAGTGGCATTACATGGTGAGTGACCGTGGGAGGATAGCAGATGTGTGTTATCGACCTGACGAGACTGCGCGGATGCGTATGGCGATAGGCAACTGCTATCAAACAAAGGAACTAGCACTCAAAGCCTCAGAGTATTCAAGAGTACAAGGGCTGATAAACCAGGCGTGTATTAATGTTGAGTCTGATTATGTGCCTGATTGGAATGACAAGTGGGAGACAAAACACATTGCAACATTTCACCCCAGTTTGGGCAAAAGGGGAGAATGGATGCCTTTGCCTAGCCTACGTTTTGATTTTAACTCTATACCG